GAGCCTTCGGCAGCTTGCTGTCGGTCGTAGTGACACGGAAAAAACCCGTGATCACGGTAAGTTTTAGCAGGTCAGACCCTTGATCGTTCGTTGGCTCTAGTCGACGGCGCTTCGCGCGGACCATGTCGGTGCACGCCACCTACTGTGTAATGCCGCGTTATGCATCACGTTGTATAGTGACCATGCGTCACCATCACGCACCGTCATGCCATTACTCATCGTCACCACCGTCGGGACGTACGCTCCGCTGCCTGCCCAGCCGCAACAGCGGGTAGCTGCACGCCCTGACGCCTGGCGTTCTGCGCCCGAAGCCCATCCCGGGCATTGCAGCCACGATGAGCCGGAGCCATCAGGCCCGGGTCGGGCACCGGTTGCCCACCGTCCATCAGGCGGTGCAGATGGTGGGTGGTGTAGGCGTGACGGTGGTTGTGCGGTAGCGCCCAGTCGAAGCCCGGACCGGGGCAGGCAGGGTCACGCCGCCAGAAGTAGCAGGGCTCCCCCTTCTCAGCCCGCTGTCTGACCACCGCAGCAGCACGCTGGTACCCGGGACCACCACGCCCGGCCCGCGGCGCCGGATGAGCAACCTGCTGGGCATAGCTCATGCCATCAGCCCACCAACCCGACGAGGACCGAGCCGCCATCCACCGAACCCACCGACACGGCCTCGCCGTCGACGACACCCGTGGACACGGCGCTCCCCGCGACCGCGCCGACCAGCAGCGCATCACCGTCGAGGACACCGGCGCCGACCAGTGCACCGTCCACGCCGATCAGGATCGGTTCGTACGCCGAGGTGATGACGATCGTCGGGACCGGGATACCGGCCATGGCGAACACCGTCGTCGGGGTGACGGTCACCTTGACTGTTGGCGCCGGGATCGTGACGACACCCGACACCGTGGTCGCAGCGGTAATAGCCGCTGTTGTCGGCATGGGGATCGTGACTGTGCAGGCCACGACGGGCGGAGACACCGTGGCGTTCGCGCCGACTATGACCGTCGGGCCGGGGATCGTCGTGGACCCAGCGACTACGCCGGGTGTCGCGGTGGCCTTGACCACCGGGGTCGGGATCGTGACGGCCCCAATGACCACCGCAGCAGTCGCAGTCGCCTTGACGACCGGCCCAGGGATGGTGACGGTACCGGCGACGACAACCGCGGCGACGGTGGCGTTCCCGCTGGCGCTGACCGTCGGGGCCGGGATCGTGGCAACACCGGCGACCACGGCCAACTGGACGGTCACAGCGATCGTCGGGGCCGGGATCGTGACGGTGCCGACCACTACGCCTGGGGTAGCCGCGACCGTGTCGACCGGGCCCGGGATCGTGACCGCGCCGGCGACGACGGCCGGGCCGACGGTGACTTTGACCGTCGGCGCGGGTATCGATGTCACGCCGGCCACGACGGTCGGGGTGACCGTGGCGGCCAGAGTCGGGGCCGGGATCGTCGCGGTGCCGGCGACAACAGACGGTGTCGCGGCGGCCGTGAGTACCGGAGTCGGGATGATCGCCGTACCGGCCACGACGACGGGGGCCGCAGCGACCTTGACGGTCGGGGTCGGGATCGTGACCGTAGCCCCGACCACCGCCGGGGTGACGGTGGCGTTCGCGGTAGCCGTCACGGTCGGGGTTGGAATTGTCGTGCTGCCCGCCACGACACCGGGGATGGCGGTGACCGCCACAACTGGCGTCGGGATAGTCGCGGTACCGGCAACTACCGCCGGGGCCACCGTGACGGTCAGGGGCGGTGTTGGGATGGTCGCAACCCCGGCGACCACAGCGGGCGTAGCGGCGGCCTGGACGACCGGGATAGGGATCGTGGCCGTACCAGTAACTACCCCAGGTGTAGCGGTAGCCGAGATGATCGGCCCGGGGATTGTGGCGGTACCGGCGACTACCGCGGGGGTCGCGGTGGCGTCAACGTTTGACGACGCGGCCGGGCGGAGCAGCCGCGACGCGAGCCGGCCTACTGGCAACAAACCACGGGTCGGCGAGCGGCGGACAGCGACCACGACGGCTACTCCAAACCGCTACGAATCCCAGCTCATGTAGACGTCGAAGATCTGCCCGGTGCCGGTCATCGGCATCAACCCGACCGCGTTGGTCGTACCAGCCGGGATGAATAGGCCGCGACCGCCGAACGTCCAGATCACGCCGCTGCCAATGCTGGCGCCGATTGACGCCCGCCGCAGCTCGCCGGCCACCAGGGTCGGCGCGACGGTGTGTGTATCCCGAGGGTCGCCTCTGGCCGAGAAGTTCCCGTCGTTCTCTTCCCATACGACCGTTTGGGCGGTGCCCTGAGTGCCGGTGGTCGTCAGCCGTTTCAGCGAGCACTCAAACGCGGTCACCGTGGTGTTGGTGATTCCGAGCTCGGTGACCCACAGTGCCCCCGCGCTCGACGCGTACACGCTGGCCGCCGGGAGAGTGGCTGAGCCTGCGCCGGTGGTGCGCCAAGCAGCTGATTGACGCACGTCAGCCTCCGAATATCCGCGATGGGGATGCCAGCGGCGCGTACGGGCCGGCGACGTTCCCCTGCTCGATAGGGCTCGGTGACCGCTGTGTCCACTCGGGTATCTGCGGGCCCGGGTTGATGAACACCTGGAACATGCAGCCGTTGGCGCTGCTGACGGTGCTGGTGCCGGTCCGGTTGATGGATGCGATCGCCGGGGGCGTCGCTGACACGTATACGCCGCAGCTGGCCGGGGTGGTGCCGGACGATGCCACGTCGGCGATCTCCGTCATGGACGGTGTCGTCGAGCTGCACGTCCAGGCGTTCGCCGCCTGGAGGCCGAACACGGCGATCATCAAGCTGTCGGCGCTCGTGGGGGTCGCTGCGGTGGTGATGAAGGACAAGCTGGCCGTGGCGCCTTGCGCTACGGCGGTGTTCCCGACGATGGGTGTGGCCGGGTCGAACAGCCGGATGGCGATGACACACCCAGCCCATTTTTGGGCGGTGCCGATCGTCCAGGTGAACACGTCGCCGAGCACCGCGACTTTCCTGACGACGTCCAGGTTGAAGACGGTGCCGTCCGCGACGTTGTTGACAGAAGTTGACCCGGATGGCCGGGTCGCCGGCACTGTGCCGGTGCTTCCGCACGCGACGCCGATGAGGAGATCGCCGGTAACGAATCCCGCGGGCATGGGCGGGGAGAACGTGGTCGCTGTCGCAGATCCGGAGCTGCCCGAGCCTGTCGACCGGACCTGCGCGGTCAAGACAATCCGCCGGTCCAGAACGACACGACTGCGTTGGATTCCGCGCCGATGTAGTACACGTCTTCGGTACCTGCTGTAGCGGTGCGGTTTACGTCAACACCGTTGACGGTGTACAGGGCCCAGGCGTCTCCGGCGACCGGCGCGACCAGTCGCATCGCGATGATGTTCCCGGTGTCCGGATCAAGCCGGGCATAGATGATTACCCCACTGGCTTCCAGCACCTGCTGTTCATAGGCGCGACGCATGGCGACTTCGGCGAGGATTGCGTGGACACCAATGTCCGGAGTTGCGCCGGTGGAGAATCCGACCCGGGCGGTCAGGGCATCAAGTTGCGCCTGAGTCCAGATGTAGGGCGTGCTCGACGCGAGAGCGCGGTGCATGCGGCACACCCATGCCGGGGTTGTGGTGGAGTTGTCGAAGTTCGGGTCGGCCGCCGCGAGTAGGACCGTTTCGGTGGTGCCGTCGAACCCGCGCATTCCGATCGTCGCCGCGGTCGTCGAGGCTGCCCAGCCTGGGAAATACCACCGGACACCGCGAATCGTTTCGTAGTTCGTAGCGCCCGACCTGGTGAGCATCGGGACCTCGACATAGTCGGACGCCGCGACCGTGATCTGTGCGAACCCGTCCGCGCTGGCGCCGATGGTCGCCGGGATCTCATCAATGTTGTTCCGGGCGGTGGTCGCGTTCCACGCGGCCAGCGTGCCGTTCGACGTGAACGTGTTGAAGTTCCCGGTGGTACCGGACAGGGTGACCGTGCCGGCCGGGTCCACGCCGAGCGGGTAGATCCCGATGTCGCCCAACGGATAGTGGCCGGGGTGTTTGGTGCCGACCACGTCGTCGTACCGGATTGTCGCGGTTGTGCTGGTCAACCATCCGAGGCGGAGCTGGGAAATGGTCGCGTTCGCGCCGGTGGTGGTGGTCGATTTGACCGCCTGGGTCTGGGCAACCCCGTCCAATGCCCAGTCCGAAAACCATAGGCCGCCGAGGCTGCGGTCGCCGTTGTCCATGTCGATGGCTATGTCGAGCGAGTACCACGTGTTAGCTACCAGCGTGGCGGTGCTCAATACCTCCGTACCGGTACCGTGGGACGCCTCAGACACGGCGACGCCGAGCTGGCCGGTGGCTACCCGGAAGGTGGCGGTCACACCGTTCAGGGACGCCCCGGAGCCGGTGGTCATGTCCATCACGGCGACGTCGGACGCCGGCAGCGACGTCGGGAAGTAGAACGACACCCGGGCCACGTACTGGCGGAAGGCCGTGAAGCCGCTCGGCGCCGGATAGAGGCTGAGCGCACCGGTTGTTGTCCAGGCGATGGACTCGGCGGCCGTCGTCGCAGCCAGCTCCAGGCAGTACGTCCCTGTTCTCGGGGATGTGGAGACGATCGCCGGTGTTCCCACGACCACATCGACTGGCGGGCAGGCTGTGTTTCCCGTTGTCCACCCGGCGATGGTGCCGGTTTCGAATCCCATGATGAGGTCGGGGTTAGGAATCCGGTGCGCACCGGCAGGTGCGTACACGACCACAACCGCGCTGGCCGTGACAGCGATGCTCGCCGTGGCGGTGCACTGGTATCCGGCGGAGATGTCTACCGCATGGTAGAAACTGACCGCGGCGGATGTTGCGGTGCTGCCGACGACGATCGAGTTCTCGACATATTCGACGAAATCGTTCGTCTGCCCCGACCACGTCGGGATCGTCGCGCTGCTGACGTTCTGGCCGCCATGGAACGCGAGGACCAGACCCTCATAGAGGGTGCTAGCCGGGGTTGTCGCGGAGGCAATAGATGTTGCGCCGACGAATGAAGCGCCGCTGATCAGGGAGTTACATTCGGGCTGCCCAATCCGCGCCAACCCCTGGATTTCGAATGCGAACCAGACAGTTGGTTGAGCGCTGCCGAACCCGGTGATCGACCAGGAGCTTGTCCCAGCGGTCACATTCGATTGCCGCAGCACATACGATTTGGCGCTGCTCACCGCACCGCCGTGATCGCGGGTGAACCCGGTGACCAGCGGTGCGCTGGTACCGAACGTCATCACGCACAACCAGACGGTGTTTCCGTCCGTGGTTCCGCCCGGGAGCGTGGCCGTGCCGGATGTGGCGTTGAACGTTCCGGTGGCCGACTGGATGATGTCGTCGGTACTGATACTCACGGGAACCCGCCCCCCCTTTTTAGGGGGTGTAATCCACTTCGAGTAGACCCGTCGCGGATGGGGTGATCCCGAATGTTCCGGCGGTTGTGGTGAACGCACCACCGAAATAGATGAACAGGAACATGGCGTCGACCAAATCGGCGGGGGCGGTGATCGAGTCGAGGTAGATGATTGCCCCGACTGCCGCTACAAGCGTCGTCGATGCGACGGACAAACTGGACGTCCAGTTGTAGCGCAACGACCCGGTGGTTCCCTCCGCGACGGTCGGGACGACGGATGTCGCACCGGCCGCGGCCGCCGACAACAGGACACCGCCGGTTGCCCAGCCGGTCCCGGACACTTCGTTGGTGTTGGCCCAGCCGACCGTGGTCGCGGAGAAGTTGATCGGCGCCACACCATCAGACGCCGAGTTGGAGATCAGCGCGATTTTCGCCGTGGCTAACCGCAGGTCGAGGCCGCCGGTGCCGGTGATCGCGGTCGCGCGGAGCGCCTCCTGGAACGTGTGCACATATGCGCCGGACTTGGTTACCGCCATGTCAGCCCACCCTTACCGCGTCGCCGCCGACAGCTACCCCAGTAGCTCGTCGCGGCCCGTTGTACGCCTGAGCTGCGGCCACCGCGGCCTCGTACTCGGCCATGGCCACCTCGTCGCCCGGAGTCAGCCGGACAGCCCGTTCGGCCATCACGATCCGCTCGCACAGGTCGGCGACCTCCCCGGACAGCCCGGCGTCGAGGGCTCGCTCTTTGGCGTACGGGTGATGCCCGTCCGGGTCGACGAGTACCGGATCTTGTTTCATCGCACCAGCTCCGAGATGTGTTTGCGGATGGTTTCGGGCCGGAGCATGACGTCCTGGCGGTCACCGCGGGCATGCTGCGTGACCGTCGAGTTCAGCTCGTCGGTCGTCGCTTTGTGGCGTTCCCCGTCATCGGAGCGCCACTCCCGCACCCGTGGTGCGGTGCGCCCGCGTGACAGGAAGCCCAGCGAACGGAGCTTGTCGAGGTCGATCGGGGTGTCCTCGGGCATCGACGGCTCCCTAGGGTGGGTGACATGAAGTCAATGGGTGGCGAGTACGAGTTCGAGGTCGGTCAAGGACTCCAGAACACGTACGACGCAGCGCTCAAGCGCATTGCCCGGTCGATGCACTGGTTGGTGCAACTGCCGCACCAATGCGACAGCTGGGAGGTCGTCTCCACTCCGGACCGGGCGGACGCGCTGACCAAGCTCGACGTGTTCATCGCGGAGGTGCAAGCCGCGCGAGAGCAGTTGGCGACCATGCCGGAACAGCCGGAAGGCTCCGTCGACTAAGGCGCACGGGACAGCGCCGCCGCGCCCGCCATTTCGACCAGGGGGTCAGGCTTCCCAGGCGAGCCGGACAATGACCGGCGCCGCGAGGCTGAACGTGTCCACAGCAGTCCCGGTACCGGTGAGCAGCAGCTCCGTGTTGACGTTCAGCAACTTCGTGCCGTCGCCGTACACCAGCGCGGCGGCGTCTGAGCTGTCTGCCCAGCCACCGGTTTCCGGGCCGGTGAAGCTGTGGATCAGCGAGGTGCTGGCTGCGCCTTGGAAGTAATACTTGATCGTCAACTTCGCGGTGGTGCCGGAGTGGATGTCAAGCGTGCCCTCGGTGTCAACCCCGGCCAGCGCGAAACGCCGGGGGTCAGTGACACGCAGGGAGAACTGGCAGTTCTTACGGAACTCGGTCGGCGTCGCGCCGGTACCCCGCTTCACGGTGAAACCGGGAATCGTGACCTCGACCGTGTCCCCGACGAGGTCCGCAGTAGGGGTTGCTCCGGGGCAGCCGGTGCCGTTCGCCGATACCGCTTCAACTGTGGTCATGGTTCTCCTCTTGGTCGCTGCGTGGCCGGCGTGGGCATGGGGTTCAGGCGGGCGATGGTGCCGCGCGGTACAGGGTCGGAGCGGGGGGCGTGGGGGCGTCACGCCGTCCTTCGCTGGCCCGCCGGGTCGGACTGCCGGGTCCTCGCCTCTACTGCCAGCAGGTCACCCCACCGGTACCGACGTGACCGTCCACTACCAACCGACGTGACCTTGCCCAGTGCCCGCCAGGTGTAGATCAGATGACGGTCCACCCCGAGCACGCCGGCCGCCTCGACCGCGGTGACCTCGGCATCCAGGTTCACCGCAATCCCACCTCCGAACGCAGCGAAGCCCCAACCAGATGAAGGGTTGGGGCTGCGTGGACACAGTCGTGGTACGGACAAGGTAAACCTATGTGATCACAACGGCAAGCTGTCGGCCTGCGGCGTGTCGGTCCGTACCGCGTGCGCGCTGACCAGCCGTGTCCAGGTCCGGTAGTCCGTCGCCGAGTAGTGGGCGCCGCAGGAGCCGCACCGGACCCAGTCCTCACCCGGCTCCCGAAACAGCGCCTTCAGATCACACACCCGACACGGCACCCCGGCACACGGCTCCGGTCGGGCCTCGTTCAGCCCTTGGACAGCCATCGCCCGCCGGTGCGCCCGGGTCAGGTCGACGAGGCCCTGCGCGCCGCTGACCTCCGACCAGCCGTCCGTGGGCGGGTAGCGCCAGAACTGCTGCGACGGAACTCGTGACAGTTGCCGTACCCGATGCGCGAGGATGCCGACAGCGCGCTGGACCTCCACACCCCGTAGCAGCCTCGGCGCCGGCGCCGACTCGTGGGCCGCCCATCGCAGCTCCGGAGTGGACAACCGGTCCATGTCCCGCACGATCTCTTCCCACGCCGTCGCCAGCCACCAGATCTCATCCTGTAGCGCAGCGACATCCAGACGCATCGGTACCGACGGATCACCCGACCCACGTCCGTCACCGCGCATACCCAGCCCGACAGGAATCTGCTGCTCCAAGTCCCGGAAGTCCAGCACCAGGGCAGGCACCGCCAATTCGCCCGCGAGGAGGCAGCCCTCACACAACGGCCCCGTCTCCGTCACACCCGCCAACTGCTCACGGCGGTCGAAGCGTGTACAGCGCTCGGCGGCCGCGCACCGTTCGGTGGTCATGGAGTGTTCCCCTGACCACTCTGCTCAGATCGTCCTAGGCCACTACCCCTGAACCGATACCTCGCATCCGAACCCATCACCGCACCCAGCCGACCCAGCAAGTCGGCCGCTGCACTGCGCTCGGACCGAGCGCCTGACTCCGTCACCCGATCCAACGCCATCACCAGAGTGGCGATATCCAACTCACCACGGATGACCACCTCGTCCCGGACGACGGCTCCTTGGCCGCCGGTCGAGCTCCTCCCGTGGATCGAGCAATCCGGATTCACGCTCGGCAGCCATGTACGTCTCGGCTCACCGAGCGTCGTCACGTCGTGCTCAGGGCATGAGCAGTCGCCCCCCTCACCGCGGGCAAGCTGAGCAGCCCACGCACGAAGCGCGGCGGCGGTCGGAGGAACATTGCCGTCGCGGGCCCACTCCGGGATCAGCGCACCAGCAACGACCGCCGCCTCAATGTCCCGAGCAGCGTCCTCCCGGCCGGCTCGGTACGCGACATCGACTGTCGACCTCAGGCGCTCGACAAGTCCGGACACCGCCAGGATGGCGAACTCATCGGCATACGCAGCTGCCGCTGCCACATACACCTCACGGCCAGGTGTCATCCCATCCATGATCAATCCTCCTTCTCGCCTGTCGCAGCCAGCCATTCGCCGAGCTCCGCATATACCTCGGCCACCTGCAACCGGGTCAACACCACCGCCGACCATGAGGCCCGAGCGGCCACCTTGACGCCGACCCTCAGCCACGGCCAGTACGGCCGGTCATCGTCGAGGGTTCCGATCGCCGGGCGGCCGGGCATGGAAATGAACCCGGGGATCGCGGCCAGGTCGAAGCAGCCGCCACGCTTGCCGTCAGGTGTCGGCAGGATGTGGCTCGCCTCGTAGATGAGTGGGCCCGCGTTGCAGCTGCACGGCTGGTCAGGGTCGTCCTCGTAGGTGTTTTCGAACCCTGCGATCAGCTTCAGCCGGGTACAGCCATCGGCGTGATCAACCGAGTCGATGCTGATCGTGGTGACGTAGATGCTCATCGCTGCCCCTTGCGGCCATCGGGTTCCTCGTACACCGCGCTGGGGTCGTAGTGCGGGTTCGGTACACCCTCGACGTATCGGCGGTAGGCACGATGCTCACGGCCCCAGTGCGCGGCCCGTGGCCGCAGAACCTCGACGTCGGCCGGCGGGAGGATGCCGCGGACCTGCTCGACCAGCGCGGCGACCTCCGCCCTACGGTCGGTACGCCGCTCGGACCGCTCGGATTCCAACGCCCGCGCCTCGGCGGCCTCGCGCAGCGCCCGGCGCCGCTCACGGGCGATCTCGGCGGCCAGGCGCCGGATGTGCGACGGCATGACCCGCTGGTCGGTCCGTTGGAAGTGTCGGGTCACTGCGGCCAGGGCGTCGGCGGCCTCGAGGTCGCCGATCGCCTCGTGCCACGCGGCCACGTCAGCGGCGCCGATCGTGCGTTGATCGAAGGCGGCTGCCTTCGACAGCACGCGGGCGGTGTCAGCGGGTGTCATCGGGGGGCCTCCAGTTGCGCCAGGTCGGGGTTGGCCTCGAGCTGCTCGGCGAGGGCGAGGCCCGCGGCGACGCGTTGGTCCGTTGTGGACGATTTGTGGGTGTTGGGGCCGCCGTAGCGTGCGATGGCCGTACCGGGCTGGGCCGCTCGCTGGGCGATCAGGTCGATCTCTTTGCGGATCCAGTTTCGCCACGTCGCGGTCCAGTCGAGCTTGACCGCATTGGACCCGTCCTTGCCGGTCCAGTGATCGCGGAATTGCTCGGTGTGCCGGTCGAGCCAGTCCATGAACGCGGTTGGGTCCGGCGGCGATGAACGGGCCTGGGTGGCGTCGGCGTAGGCCCAGGCCCGCATGTCCTCGTCGAGAGCGAAGCCAGGCGGGATGCGGGTCCCTCGCGTGCGTGTACGCGTACGTGCGGGCGCAGGCGCGGCACTCCCCGAAGGGGAGTGCTTGGTGGTTGCTCTTGGTTGTCTTTTGGTTCCGGGGGCAGATTCTGCCGGGTTTGTTGACGGATTCTGCCCCGTTTCCTGCGTCGAATACGGGGTTAACTCTGCCGGGTTAACGCTATACGGGGTTTTATCTGCCGGGTTTCCGTCCACATAGGGGGCAATATCTGCCGGGTTCGATTGCGCGGCGGGCGCCTCGGCTGAACGATCCGGCATCAGTACCCGGTACCGATTCGGGTTACCCCGCCCGCCGCCCACCGAGACGTGCAACTCCCCCAGGTCCACCAGCTCGGCCACCGCGCACCGCACCGCACGTTCACTGAGCCCCGTCTTCATCATCAGCTGCGGATTCGAGGGAAACGCGTCGATGCCGTCGCCGTTGGCATGGTCAGCGATGGCCAGCAACACCAGCCGGGCGGACAGCCTCGAATGGGAGTGCTCCCATACCCAGGCCATGACCTTGACGGACACCCAGGCTCCTCGTCTCAGCTATCGATCTTACTCAATGGATCATCGGGTTACGCCTCGGCGCGAACACCTCCAAGATCGGGTGTCCGCGCCGTATCTGTCCAGGTAGATCAGCTAATGGCACCCACCTCGTCAGCGGTCAGCCGCCGCCAGACCCGACCCTCGCCGGGTGCTGACACGAGCACCACCTTGCGCGGCACCTCGATCAACTGGCAGCCGTTGACCAGCAGCCGGTCGTGCAGACAACCCCGATCCGAGCAGGGCCCCGTCACCCAATGCCCGACGAGTCGCCAGCCGTTGGTGCGCACGTACACGGCGTACCAGGGATGCGCTGGATCACCCGAAGCGTCATAGGCGTCCGGATCCGAGGCGACGAACCCCCCACATGAACAGGCCGCATCCGGGCAGACATGACCCCTGGCGCCCTCCGATAGCCGCGCCCGGGACGCGTACCGGGCCAGTCGGCCAGCGACCATCGGGCACACCTGCGACGCGTACACGGCGCACGGAGGACACAGCGGAGGCTCATCGAACCGGCGTTCACGGACCTGCCTAGGGCCGCCGAACAGCACCGCCAACGGACCGACCGGACAGCCGCACGTCTGACACAGGTTCTCCCGCCAACACCGCTCGTACGTGCCCTGATGCGGGGTGCGGAAATCCACCCCACCATCAGCAAGCCGGATATTCACGAACGGTGCCACCACCCCACCGACCGTCGGCCGGCCGGAACAACTCGCCGGGATCTCCACGTCAGCCATCGGAGCACCCCGCACCGGTCTTCTCGCTCCGCCGGGCCGCAGCACGATGACGTGTAACGGTCCGGGCGGCCAAACCCAGACGTCGGGCCGTCTCATTGATCGACAGCCGCTCAGCGGTCAGCTGGCGCACCGCCTCGGTACGCTCCGCCGACGTCAACGGCATCCGTTCGGCACCCACCGCCCGGAACACCGCCGCCGGATCGACCGACCTGCCCCTACGCCAGCCGGACCGACGCCCGGAACGATGCTGACTAGACATCGGAGCGCCCCTCGATCGTTTCGGGCTCTACTACGGCAGCAGCACGAGCGCGGATCAACTCAGCGATCGCGGTGGCCGCCAGGCCGGCCAGCTGCTCCTCAGTCCAGCCAGAACGGAGCAGCATTGTCGCCGCATACGTCGTGGCGACCCCTGGTCCGCGCGCCATCCACGGCGCCACCTCATCGAGGATGTCTTGGAGATCGGCGAGCGACGCCGCGTACACCTGATCGATCTGGGCTACCAGACCCGGAGATAGGTCAGGCATCGGAACCGCCGTTTCTGGCAGCAGTACGTGACGGGGGAAGCACGACGTAGCCGGCCTCCCCGAGAGCAGCCACAACCGCGTCGGCCTGCCAGTTGATGACCGATTCCGTCACCATCGGCACCGAAGGGACCACCGTCCACGGCCGGGCAATCGCATCCTGGATCACGTCCCACGCGTCAGGCATCGGCCTGCCCCTTCGAACGCACCGGCGGACGCCCGGAACCCCCGCAGGTCAGCTTCGACCGCGCCGACATCCCCGGAACAACATGGCTACGGATGAACCCGTCGCCGCGGACCTGACGACGCACGCCGCACACCGAGCAGATCCCTGACGGCCAAATCGCTGACCTAGCCATCGGCTGTCTCCTTCGCCTTCTTGTGGCGGGCCAAATACTCGACGGCAGTCAGACCACCAGGTACCTCCGAGGGTGGACGCCCCGACCCTTCGCAGGTCTGCGAGCTGGCCGGCCGCCCCGGTGCAGCTGCGTGCATGCGGACTTTCCCGTCACCGCGAACGTGTCGGTACTCCCCACAGACCGAGCAGACCTCCACCGGCCAGATCCTGTGCCGTATCACGACGTCACCTCTGCGGGTTCGATGCGCTCCGCGCGGATCTTCGCGACCCGACCCGTCAGGGCCTTCAACGCCGCCGCCTCGCCCCAGCCGCTCACCTGGACCACCGTCCACCCGACGCCGGCCGCGTCGTCGGTGACGATCACGCTCGGCCGGGTACGCCGTGAGACCATGCCCTCATCCCAGACGTTCGTCGGGAAAACACTCGGCGTCGCGGGCACGCTGCCATCAGGACCGATCGACGACGACCCCGACCAGCGGACCCGCCTCGCAGGCACATCGCCGGGCCCATGTAGGACCCGCCCCTGAACGTCGGCGCCATACCCCGCGTCGACAGCCTCCCGCGCGTCTGCCTCGCGCTCGAAGACATTGAGCGCCGAACAGTCGTCGGACCCCGCGTCGGACACCACCCATACCCTGCGGCGCTTGGTTCGGCTAGCCACCAGGAACCTCCACTGGCTCGGCGGCCAACCGGCGATCGATCGCTTCAATCCACGCCACCGCCACCGCGGCCACCTGGACCAGCTCGGCGCGCAGGTACGGCGGGTCAGACTCGGCGAACGCCTCGGATACTTCTTCCTCAAGGATGTCCATCCAAGTGCCGGCGCCGCGGGCGAACCTGTCGTCACACTGGGTCCGGGCCTCATCGCGGGATTCAGCGGCCATCCATACGAGATCCGGGCCGGTACCGTCGGGGTGGTCCTGCTGGCCCCACTTCTCGTCCTGCCCGGCCCGCTCGGCGCAGATCTCGTCCAGCACAAGACAGCGCGCCAGCACGCGGAGGCGCGCCTGCTCCTCGGTGGCCCGCTTGCCGAGTTGTACCAACGCACTGTTGACGTCATCGCGGAGCATCGGGAACCTCCACGGGCTCCACAACACTCCACGGCCCTGCCCAGTGGTCCCGAGTGCGGATCTCCCCCGACATCGCAGCGTCAGGAGGTTCCTTCACCAGCTCCCGGGCATCTTCTAGGGTGGCCGGGCCCCACTCGACGGTTGTACCGTCCGCGTATACCCAGGTGATCATCACCTGGACGCGGCGCTGCGCACCCGGCGGCAGCAGCAGACCTTGAACGGCCAGCCGGCGGTGCTCGTCCGCCTGGGCGAGCGCCGCCGCCTCCAGGATCTCCTCATCGATCAGGGGGCGAGCCGCCAGCAGAATCCTCCGGACTGCCCGGAACGCCTCCATGCACGGGACGCATAACCCTCGAGGTTCCCGGCAGAACGACACGTGCGGGTCCGTTTCGATCGCGGCGAGCTCCGCCGGGGTCAGATCGTTGTGGGGCCAGTCGTTATCGGGGACCACGTCCAGGTCGCCGGCCGCCACTGTGGACAATTCGGTCATCAATTTTCGCCTTTCGAGTCGAACGAGAAAAGATCAGCGAGGCCGAGCAGGTCGAGTTGCTCCGCCTTACGCGCCGACCGTCGCCGGACGCGAGGGCAGCACACGCAGATGGCGTGGGACCGCTCCCGCGTACCGTCCGGCACGAGAGCACCCCAGTGCTCCGCCCATTCCCGGCCGTCGTCAGTCAGGCCACGCAGAATCGTGGAACCCATCCCGGCCAGGACGAAACCGCGGAAACCCCACTGCTGCGGACCTGCCGGGTATCCGGGATAGCCGTGGCATTGGACCCAGTCACCCGCTCGATACGGCGAATGCGCCGGCACGCGACCCAGCGCGATGGTCAATGCCAGGCCATCGCCAGCGAACATGGCATGCGGGGCGCCATACCCGCGTGACGGCTTAATCCGCAACGTCTCCATCACCGGCCGCCCTCCCCGAGGATCCGGCCCTTCACGTCCACCACAGACACCAACTCCGCCTCAGCGACATGCACAGAGTCGCCCTCCGGTAGAGCGCAGCGACGGAGGCCTCCATCGGGCCGCTGGTCTGGCGCCACCGCCCGGCAGAAACGCTTGCCCTTCCAGTCCGGTGGGATGTCCTCGTCCAGCACGAAGACGTGCGGGACCGGCCGGCGCACGGTGGCGCCCGTGCGCTTCACGCCGTCACCGCGCTCTCGATGTGCTCGACCAGCTGGGTCAGCGAACACCTCGAACATGTCCACCTGGCCCTCGCAGGCCGGCGGCGGACCCGGATCAGGCGGCGGCCCGCCGCCGGGCGGATTCGGGTTGTCTCCCGCCCCGCAGCCAAATGTTTGTGATCCATCAGCGCTGCCACCACTTCTTCGTCGCCTTCTTGCGCTCGTCCCTGCGTTCCTTGGTCGTCGTGGCACCCCACACACCCAGCAGTTCGAGATGGGACATGGCGTGCCCGAGGCACGGCCGGCGGAGCGGGCAGGGACGGCAAATTGCCTTCGCTCTCTCTGTCCGCTGCGACGAATCAACCTCGGACCGTTCAGAGGGAAAGAAATCCTCCGGATCATGGCCGGTACACGCGGCGACGGACCGGTCCAACCAGGCAAGGTCATCCACGGTCGGCCTCCCGGTTGGGGTATTCGTCCCAGGTCCGGCCGTCCAGCAGGCGTCCGGCGGCTTTCTTGCCGAGCCGTTCGATGACCTCGAGGTGACCCATGTCGCCGACCGGTTGCCCGACGAGCCGTTCACGGGGGTTGATGTTGCCGATGCCGCGGGAGCCGTTCGGTGCCCAGTTGCCCCATTGTTTGAACAGGAACGGCACCCCGCCCTGAACGCACTGGTCGCGGAGTGACCTGGCCCAGTCGGGCAGCATCGGCCTCGCACCGGGCCCGGACTCACCGCCGGCTACAACCCAATCGATGGATTGGGACGCCTGGTCGTAGGCCCAGCCGGCGAGATCCAGGGGGCCGAGTAGCGGTTCGCACGACAGCCAGCGGACAGCGGCGGGGGTGTCGAGCAGGACCGGTACCCGAATGTCGGCCCACTTCTGGTCCTCGACGCTCACGCCCAACCAAACGTTCGGCAGCGGCCATCCAGAGCCGCCGAACAGCAGCTTCGAGATCTGCGGCAGGCCCGGGACGTACGAGTCGCTGTGCGGCGTTGCCGCCCATACCATCGACGACCGGAAGTGCACCCCGGGCGCGTGGCCGCCACCGCACCGGCACTCGTCCCGAAGCAGGTTGCGCATCCGGCCATGCCGCTTGGTCAAGATCTGGTAGGTGTGCTGCGGAGTAGCGGCCATGACCGCGAACACCCGGGCGATGTACTCGTCCGGGACGCTCTCGTGGAACAAATCCGACAGGCTGTTCACGAAGATCCGGCGAGGTTTCCGCCATTTCAGCGGCTGGACGAGCCGTTCGGGGAGAAGGTTGACGGCACCGGTCCAGTCGAGCCGGCCGTCGCGACGTTCGGTGAGCCCGGCGAACGCGCCCGAAACCTTCGGGTGCGGGTTGCCCGCGCGCAGGGTGGCGGTGTTGATCGCGTAGCAGTGGTCACATCCCGGCGACACGCGGGAGCAGCCGAGGAGCGGATTCCAGGTGGTCTCGGTCCACTCGATGCTGCTATTTGTGCTCATCCGGTCACACTCCAGCCGCTGACGAAGTCCTTGAACGCCTCAGCGCCCGCACCGGACTGGATCTGGCGGACCATCTCCATGCCGTACAGCAGATGGAATGGAATGTGAGCGGTGCCCTCGTGTTTGCGGCAGTCCGACCCGAAGGACGCCCACGCCTGGGACATATCGCCCATCTCCGCGTAGACCATGGCTCGTTCCACACACCAGGCCAGATGCTCTTGCGCGGTGCTCACAACCTGCGGCATCCGATCGTCGTCAGCCATGGTCCACCTCCGACGGGTCGGGCATGTCGTCCGAGGTCTCCCATTCCCGGTTCTGGATCTGGGATTGCACGTCGTAGACCGCCGAGTTGACGCTGCTCGAAGTCGAGGACGCGCCGAAGCCAATCTCGATGAAGTCGCCGCCGGCGTCCTGACGCTCGATGGCGTAGTTGATCCGGAACCGCCCCCGCGGCGGCACCTCCGGCATCCCATCGTCGTCAGCCACCGGCCACCACCCGAGGGTTGGCTCGGTACCACGACAGACACGCAGCCAGGGCCGCACGGTGCGCCCGCGGATCCCGCAACCGCGACGGATACGCATGATTCAGGGCGGCTTGCAGCGGCCCCGGTAGCCGGACCCAGTCATCCCGACACGCCAACCACCGCCGGCCGATCGGCAGGCCGCAGCCACCGGGACACTGATGATCAGCCACGATCCACCTCCGTGAAAGTGATGATCAGGTAGCCCCGACCGCCGGCCGGGCCCGTAGGTGTACCGAGGATCAGCTCCTCGCCGAGGACCTGACGAACGGCGGCAGGGTTCCACTCCGCGAGCACCCCCGCCTCCTCCAGGCCCTCACCTACCCGGTGCACTGTCGGCCGGACGTCCTCCGCGCGCCGGATCCCCGGACCGTCGAAAGCGACCTTGTCGGGGCGTGCCTCAATCCGGATTCGGACCCGGCCCAACGCCGGCAGGCCAGCGGCCCGGGCGGCAGAAGCCGTTGCATCTATCCACTGGTTGCCCAACTCGGCACGCCCGGACCGTGGCTCCGTCAACGTCAACCAGCCCTGGTCTGGGGCAACCACCACCAGACGGTGAGTCACAGCTAGTACGGCGGTCACCGGGCACCCCTCGATGCGATCAGAGCCGCCACATACAGGACTCCGGTGTGCAGAGCCTGGTCAGCCAGATACGGGCCGTTCAAACCGTGCCCGGCCAAATCCGCGAACTGCGGAGAGCCGGTGTGTTGGAGAACCCAACGGACCGGCCACCTGCGGTCGATGAACGCGTGCGTACCCGCAGACAACACCAGAGCGGCAGCGACAGGACCAGGGCGTAGCCGTACCCCAGCCAGCCGCAGCCCGGCCAACGCCGCCACCTGGCACGCCGTGTACCCGGCAACATGCCCGCCCATCGGGCCCGCCCAGTTCTTGGCGGCCGCTTTGCCCGCTGCCTGATGATCCGTCTGCGCCAGGTGGTCACCCACCTGATGCCCGGCGTGCAACGCCGCCCACACAGCACCAACCGCACTCACAAGACACCTCCATGCTGATGACGGCTCGGATAGGCCCACGGCTTAGGGCCGGCCGGATCGGCCAGCGCCGGATCAACGAGCGGTTCGGGATGGACCAGCCGGCCCGCCGGTGGGGCCTGAGGGATGTCCGGTAGGGACGGATCCAGTGGGAGGTCCCACGCGCCCGCCGGTAGATGTATCGGGGCGACCGGCCGCGACTCCGCGAGCCACCCGGACAGCTGCTCCACCGCCGCGAGCACGTCATCGCCACGACGGCGGACATTCCGGATGGCGATCGATACCGTCGCGGCCCACACCGTGGCCCACAGCGCACAGAGCCCGATCGCCACCGCCACCGCGTTCACCGGTCCACCCGCCGAAGCAACCGAGTCCAGCGCCGCGAACGCGCAGACGACGTTTCCAACTCCCACAGAGCGAAGTCGTTCAGCTCGATCGACTTCCGGGCCCGCTCGATTTCAGCGTCAATCTGGCCCCCATTCGCCTTGTTCTCGTGGAGGAGCCGGACGCGGCGCGCAACGAACTCCATGAGGTCCCGGGAAAGGTGCCACGCGCAAAGCAGCCATAACGGACCGCCGACGATCAGGAACAGCAGCCAGCGGTTCATGACGGCCACACCCTCCGCGAGATGATCGGGCGGGGGAACAAGTACACGCCCCAGCTGTACATGCCGCTGGGATCACGTTTCCCCTGAACAAAAGCCCGCTTCGGGCAGGTGGCATGCGACCTTTCCTCCGCGATGACCTGGGCATGTCGCATCAGGTCGTCCCACGCCGGGCCGGTCACGACACACCATCCGGGTCGGCGTAACCGAGCGCGCGGGCGTACGTACGTACGAGCGCATCCAGCTCCACGGCCAGCCGCTCGTTCTCCCTGCGGAGATCTGCCAGCTGGTCCGAGAGCCGGACGCAGTTAGCGGCGTGCCGGCCGGCTTCCCGCCGCTGTACGGCCACCAGCCGAGCCACCGGAGGCGGGGCCTGCCGGGAGATGTCCAGCTCTTCGATGAACGACTGCGAACGCAGCCGCTCGGCCGCCAACTCTTCTAACGCCGCGTCCCGCTCCCGCAAGAGTCGGCCGGTCAGCTCAGCCACCTCCGCCGACCCCACAGGTGGCGGACCGTCGTCAGACACCGCCGTCGACCGCGTGTCCCAGAACGTCACGACGCCACCTCGTCCGGCTCGACGCAACCGCCATAGGTGGCAGCGGCCTGGTGCCGGCGGGACGACTCCTTCGACACGTAGAACGCCCGATATGCGACGCCTCCGAACTGCCGGTCAACGCCCGGATTGCGATTTGACGTGGTGTCGACCGGCAGACCAAGACCTGCGGCGATCACGGTCAATTCCGCCATGCCCGCCTGGTCGTCGTCGGTCAAGACGCAATGCGTGAAATCCGGACAGTAGGGCATCGGGAAGTCCGGGTGAGCCGCGAAGAAGTCAGCCAACTCCCGCAGGCCGGCGACCAGCGCCGCACGGCGTCCGTGGTCACGTTCCACCTCGATGTCCGACTCCTGTACCATTCGTATAGCCATATGCCGTCTTCTCTCCCGATTAGCTAGGTCTTTGGCTCGCGAGTCCCCGGCGTTGCACCCGCCAGGGACTCGCCCCGTTTCAGGTACCGGCTTTCCCGCTCCGGCGCTGCGCCTTCGCCCACGCCCGCCGCTCAGCTCTGGTCCCGTCCGGGTGAGGGACGGCACCGAGGACAGCCCGGCGTTTGCCCACGAAACCCGCCACTGCCGGGTCACGCGGCGGGACACCATCGCCGACAACGAAGCCGCCCGACGGCGTTCCGAGCTTCTGCAAATCCCTGCTCGTAGCCATCACGCACCAGCCGTCTCGTAGGCGATGACGCCGCCGACGTCGTCGAGGTACACGAGCTGGTCGCGGTACAGGACCGGGATCTGTGACGGTTCCTCGTGCTCCAGCAGCGACCAGCCGTGCTCAAACCGCCGCGAGTAGGCCGGGGAACGGGTCACCGTCTCGTGGCACGACACGCACGAATGGAGCAAGTTCGAGCAGCGGTCACTCCGGGCCGCTGCGGCGCCGTGCCGGCCGCCGGACTTCTGCGTAATCCGGTGATGCGACTGCACCGCATGGACCCCGCAACCCGGCAGTCCGATCTCGCACCACCCGCCCGACCGGTCGAACACGACCTTCGTCACGGCGACCGGAAGCCGATGCCCGGCGACGGTCCGCGGGCGGGGCGGCCTGCCCACCGTCGCACCCCCACCCGCGGACCCCTCGACACCGGCTGCCGTGGCTGCGGCAGACCGGCGGAGCTCCGTGTACCGCCGAAGCGGTGTCTTCGCCCGCGGCATCCAGGAACGTTTCAACGTCATGACGACACCGCCTGTACGGGCACGCCGGAGCGGCAGCCGTACGGCGAACAGCCATCCGGGTCGCCGTCCTCGTCCAGGTCAAACAGGTCGCCCTGACGCTCGCGCCACTCCGTGCGTGTCACCCTGTCGATCGGGGCGATGGACAGCGGAAGCCGGGAACGGTGGAGGAATGCCTCACCATCGAGCGGCAGACCGCGCGCGCCGCCCTTGCGGATGGACGTATCGAACGCGACCGCGTCGGCGAACTCCTCCGGGCGGTTGTCGCGCATGTCCCGCCACTGCGCGTTGCCGTGGTACGGGCAACCAATGCATGCGCTCTTTGCGACGCTGCCCCAGCCCCGGGCGGCGAGCCACCGTTTGCAGTCCGTACGGGACATGCCCAGCTCAAGGAGCGGATGACGGTTGATGATGTAGCGGACGTCGCTGTCGCTGACGCGGATGATCTCGTCGGTCGAGAACCCGATCCACTGTTCGGCGCGGTGGCCGGCCGGGACGCGTTTAAAGTCCGGTGCCGAGGCTCCGAGTAGTTCGCGGACCTTCCTACGAATTGGGGCCAGTTTGTACTCCGAGGTGCATTGCCGTCGGCCCATTCCCTCCGTGCCGTCCGGGTTGCGCACGAAGTACGGGATGCTCGCGTATCGGTACTCGGGGCTGATCGCGTCCCGGCGCAGGTCGCCGTTCGCGACGATGTACAGGGGAACCCCGGCCGCCGTCAGCACGTCGCGGAGTTTGAACAGATGCTCGTACACCCGCGCCGGTTCCCAGCCGGTGTCAGCGAAGATCGCGCCGTCGATCATGGGTAGCGTGCCGTCGGCGGTCATCAAGGCAAGAACGGTCGATTGGACACCCGCGCCAAGCGAAAGCAGGCGCTTCACGACACACCCGCAGCAGCAGTACGAGCCGTGATGACACGGACCCACTCAGCCTGGCAAGGGCCGCAGTTGGTTAGCCAAGGATCGCCCGCGAACCCGAGCGGAAGAGCAGCCGAGTCGTCGCACTCCGGCGAGCATTCACACTCATCGCCGCACAAGCCGTCACAGTCCCGAGCGCATTCAATGCTGGACTCTTCGCAAGCGCAGTCAACGTGGCTGACCAGCGGCGATCGCCAGTAGCTGCCATAGACCTGCCCGAGCACGCAGCAACTGGGACTGCCCATGTCCAGCTCGTCCAGGTCGATCTTCGCCGGCCAGCCAGGCACGTTCTCATCCAGCCACGCCACCCCAGCAGCGACCCGCTCAGAGACCTGGACCGGGGCCGTCATGACGCTGCCCCTTCACGCTCATCGAGAGGGTCGGCGGACCCGGACCGCGAAAGTCCCGGGTCCGCCTCACCCCCAACGGCGACAGCGGGAGACACCATCGCCGCACCATGGCCCGACAGCGACGGCAGGCCAAGCTCTTCCGTGAGCGGACCGAACTCACCCAGCAACGAAGGCCAGGGCAACTCCGTGTCCGGCTCCCCCACGGGCGACCAGGTGTCCAACTCCGACGGGCCGTCCGAAACGTTCCGCAGCCACGGATCTAGATCGATGTCCCTGACCTTCAGAACCTCACGGCCCGGCTGCTCCGCCACCAGCCACACACGAGGTGTCGCGTTCGACCTCTGGCATTGGCCCTGCCCGGCCTGGCACAACCAAGAAAAGTGGCGGTGACAAAACTCGCCTGCCGCCGGCCCCGGCTGGCCGGTTGTAGCGACCACCCGAAGATCACCCAGGAGAGGATCATCAACAGGGTCCCGGCCAGCCGGGGAGTACTCGGGAGATCCAAGGTTGGTCATGCCGCACCTCGGCGCCGGGGTGCGGCAGGGCGCCCTACGGCCGTGAACTGGGTAACGGGCACGCCGAGCCCGGCGGCGATGGCCGCGAGCTCTTCGGCGCGGAACGAGCGCTTGCCGTGCAACTTCCAGCTCACGGCACTGGCTTCGAGGTTGAGGAGTTCGACGAGGTAGGCGCGCGACTTGCCTTGCCGGGCCAGCTCGGCGCGAACCTCGCCTGCGATGTGCTCTCGTGTAGCTGTCACGCTACACAGGCTGGCGGAAGAGCACCGGTGTAGTCAAGGACTACGTCGTTACCTGTTCGGGCACATCACGTTCATACGATCATCCATCTGGACTTATTGCCAACAATATTGCTCGTACGCCACACTCGTGGCATGACTACCGCGAGTTCTGGGGACCGCGAGCTGCCGGCCAAGCTCGATGGATCTGACCAGCAACGACAGGGGCGCATCCCGAGCGATACGTTCGCGAATCGACTCGTGCTCGCCCGACGCCTCGAAGGGCTAACGATCCGCGAAGCCGCAGCTCGGTGCGAGCTGCACTACGCGACCTGGAGCACCTGGGAAGCCGGTCGCCGACCGGCAGACATCATCGACGTCGCGGGCAGGGTCGCCGACTGCCTAGACATCGACCGGCAGTGGCTTTTGTTCGGCGGGCCGTTAACTCCGGCCAAGGGAAGGCCAACCGTTCGGCCTATCAAAGTTACGTACCCGTATCCTAGGCCAGCCGTTCGGGCCCTGTCGGACCGGCCAGACGGACTAACCCCATCGGGTAACAGGCAGCGCCTCAGGCGCAGGGCCGTTTCGATCGATCGCTCCGAACCCGTGGCGGCTTGACATGGCCAATCTCCCGGATACCGCCGCAATGTCAGTGACGGCAATGTCACCGAACATGAATGACATGATCACAGCGCATCTGAGACGCTGCCGGGGAGCCAACCTCTCCGAGAGGACCATCACCGATCGCGGTGAGCTGCTCGAGCGGCTCGACCGGGACCTACCCCTCGGCCTGGTCGACGCCACCACCGAGGACCTCGAGGACTGGCTGGCCCAGGCCGGCCCGGTCGGTACCCGCGGCCGATGCCCCTGGTCTGCCCAGACCCGCGGCACCTACTACACGCACATCGTGGGTTTCTTCCGCGACATGGCCGGGCGCATCGGTCATGACCCCTCGGCAGGCCTCATGCGCCCCAAGGTCGAGGCCGGTCTGCCCCGTCCGGCCACCGAGGACGAGCTACAGCAAGCATTGACGCTGCTCGCGCCGCCATGGGACCTGTACGTGATGCTCGCCGCCTATGCCGGGCTGAGATCCTGCGAGGTGGCGGCACTCGACCGCCGTCACGTCAACGCCGACGAGTTGGCGGTCCACCAGGGCAAAGGCGGCAAGTCCCGGATCGTCGAGACGCATCCGGACCTGTGGCGTCGAATGCGGGCCATACCACCCGGCCCGATCGCGCTGCTCGGGTCGGGGCGGGTGATGACGGCCTATCAGATGTCGAGTCGTATGGCGTACCGCTTCGACAAGATCGGAATGCCTGACATCACCATGCATCGATTCCGTAGCCGATTCGCGACGATGCTATTACGGCCGAAGGAACTGGGCGGCGCGGGCGCGGATCTACTCACGGTGTCGATATTGATGGGTCACGCCAACCCGAATACCACCAAGATCTATGCGCTCGTTACGAGCGAGCAGCGCCGACTCGCCGTCAATGCGCTGCCCGCTCCTGCCCCCTGCTGAGAACCTGGGCTGGGAGTACCTTAGAGGGCACGGCGGGCATCGGGTGTAGAGGCCCGGTCGCCCGCCGGCCCAGTCCTCTGCCTGGGAGTGAAGGTGATGGTCGACAAGTTCCCCGCGCTCGGTGACAACCTCGCGCGTATGCGACGTCGGCGCGGCATGACGCAGGAGCAACTCGCAGAGCGTGCGGCGGTCAGCGTGTCTGTGATCCGCAAACTCGAACGCGGTGACCGGGACTCTGCGTCGCTTCCGACGCTACGCAAACTCGCCGGGGCTCTCGACCTGACCACGGTCGATCTGTTCAAACCGACTCCGCGGTTCGTCGGCCCGGTCGACCGCGACGACCGCGACGACCTGTATGGGATCCGCAGGGCTCTCCAGCCGGCACGATCAGTCACCGACAGCTCGGCGCCAACGCTCGCCGACGACGAGGAGCCACCCACGGCCGACGCGGTGCGACAGGCCGCGCGCGAGGTCAATGGCATGTTCCGAGATTCCGACTATGCCGGCGCGGTCGCGGCCCTGCCAACCGCGATCATCCACGCGCGGCACGCTGCGGACAGCGTGGCGGGCGGCGACGCGGACGTGGTACGCGAGCAGCTTGCGCAGATCTACATCACCGCAGGCATGGTGCTCATCCAGCTACGCCACGACGACCTCGCCTATCAATCGCTCGGGTTGGCGATGGACGCCGGCCGGGCCATCGGGAGCGAGGCGACGATGGCGGCGGTGGTATGCACGGAAAACTGGCTACTGACACGGCAGGCCCGGTTCGACGACGCCGAGCTGGCCGCGCTGGCCAGCGCCCAAGCAGTGGAGCCCAGTTTTACCCGCTCACCGTTGGCCCAGGTCGGCACCTGGGGCTGGCTGAACCTCGGAGCCGCCGCGGCGGCCACCCGCAACAACCGGCCCGATGTAGCCGCCGACGCATTGCGCCGGGCCAGGGCCGCGGCATACGTCGCGGAGGACTACCGCTCCAATGACGTCGCGCACTGGACGCAAATCAGCCCCGCCGTCGTAGCTATGCGCGAAGTCGAGCTGGCGATGGTCAGTGGCGACGTTGACACTGCACTCCGGTCGGCGCGAGACGTCCCCGACGATGCGACGCCACTAGTCACCCATCACCGCTTCGAGCTCGACGTCGCAGCCGCGCACCTTGAGCGACGCCGGCCCGACGAGGCGATCGCCGTGCTGCTACGCCTGCGGCAGACAGTGCCGGGCTGGCTGCGCTATCAGCGCTACGGCCGGACCCTGACCGGGCGGCTCCTGCACACCCGTGCACGTACCGTGCCTGCGGATCTGCGTGAGCTGGCCGACTTTCTCGACGTGCGCGACTGACCCACTGCGGGTTAGTTCACTGGCGCACGGCACCGATCTGACCCGCCAGTGATCTGGTTCGACCGTAATCCAATTCCTACGGTGCGTGCAGGAGTGCGGTGGTCGGATGATCCACAATGGCCCGGCTGCCGCGCTCCCCCTCGCATCGGGGAGGCCGCATGCCGCTAATCGACGCTCATCAAACACTCACCGACCATTCCCCGGTCGCCCACGGGCGCCGTGCGGTCCTGCTTTGTCGGGGCCAGATCGACGTGTTACGTCAGTACGCGGCCAGCAGGTCCTACCTGGAGCGCAACGGGTATGAGGTCGTGAGCGTAACTCCGGACCGGGTTGCGGCGGTGGCGTTGGTCCGAGACGGCCAGGCCGCCGCGGTTCTCGTCGCGATCGAAGGACGCGACGACGGCGAGTTGCGAGCGGCGGTCGAGGCGGCCGGCGGGGTGTTCGCGTACACCCGATCACCATCGAGGCGCAGGCCGGACCCGGAGGTCCAGTTCGTCGTCAGGATGCATGAGCTAGGCACGCCGATCAATGAGATTGCCCGACTGCTTGGCCTGCCGGTCGAACGCGTCCGGTCGATCGCGGTTGATGTCCCGATGACCGAATCATTAGGACATGGCGACCGATCATCCGGTGACCTACTGGACGTGACCGGTCACACTGCGGGACATGACACCCATGGACACGCTCCGGCAGCAGGAGCGGCGGAGATGGATTATGGGCGGCGCGGTATGCGTGGTCCTTCTCGTCATCCCCGTTGTGGCAGCCGTTGCAGCGCGCACCGGCGGGCATGCGCCGGTCGCTGCGGCCAGCCCATCCGATACGCAGCCGCCTGTCGCCCAGGCGACAGAGAGTCAGCCGACGCCTCCGCAGCCCAGCCCGACACCTTCGATCAGCTCTACCTGCTCCGACTCGGAAGCGTGGGCAAGGTCCGGCGAGGCCGACCTGCTCGACGCCTACATCCAGAACCAGAACAGCGGCAACATCAACCCGGACGAGTTGAGAGCAGGCTGCCCGCAATATCTGGCGGTATGGCAGCGGGCGCAGGGCGGGATCGGTGGCGGCGACGCGCACGCCGTGCCCAGCGAGGTGAAACCCGGCACCTACGAGACGACCAGCTCCGACATCGAGGGCTGTTACTGGGAGCGCGGCCGGAACGGTCAGATCGTCGCCAACAACTTCATCACCGCTTCGAAGGTGAAGCAGCGGGTAACGATCCGGGCCAGCGACGACACATTTGTCAGCAGGGACTGCGGGGACTGGGTCAAGGTGGGCTAGCCCTAGCACGAGCAGAGCGGCCCCGCCTGTCCCTGAGGACTGGCGGGGCCGCTTCGTTGTGCTCATTCGCCGATACTGATCTGTTGGGCGCGCCCGCTGCTCACGCCCAACTCCGCGCCGATCTTGGCCAAGGTCGTGCCGTTGGCGCGCATTTCAAGAACGGCGGCCTGCCGCATGCCCGCCAAGCGCTGCTGAGTCTTTGGGATCGCCTGGAGTTGCCGGCCGATCTCTATGGCGCGCGCGGCCGGGTCCACGATCGAAGCCAGGCGCTCAAGAACTGCGACGTGGTCCGGGCTCAACGGCGGGCGACGCCCAGCGACTCGGTAGACGCCGTACTCGTCTGGCAGGGCCTTGTTGTGTCGGGGACGTTTGGTACGAATCGCAGTCACCTCTGCGAGTGCGGCGCCGTCGCGGGTTTCGTGCCAGGTGACTGTCCATGTCGCTACCTCTGGCCACCAGACCTTGTCGTGGGCGTGCTTGGCGAATCGGACCCGAGGCCGATTGGAGATGCCGACGTAGAGCAGCACGCCCGCGTCGTCGTGCAGCTCATACAGGGCGGTCCGGCCCACGGGTTCAGCCCCCACCGGCACGCCCGAGCTGGCTGTAGATCGTCTTCCGCTGCACCCCTGCGGTGTCCGCGATGTGTGCGATCGGGATGTCCGCTGCCTTGCACTGGACGAGCAGGTCCTCGTACTCCGCGTCGTTGCGGCGGCGCTTCTCCACGACGCCCGCCAGAGCGGCCAGCAGCCGCTTCTGTCTGTCGTTCAGCGCGGTGGGAAGTCTGGACACGCGCTGAGAGTAACGGCTTTCCGTTCCCATCGGTAACACCCTCCGCAGACTGGATCATTTCTGTGTTCAGGCTATACATGTTACCTCTTGACACGCAATGGGTCCGGTCTTTAGTGTTACCCCAGAACACAGAAACAGCAACGAGGGAGACCGAGATGGCGAAGCAGACGACCTGTAGCAAGTGCGGCGGCGGTCACGCCACTGGGAGTGCCGTGTGTTCGATGTCCACCGGTTACGCGCAGATGGTCGAGAGGGACAAGCGCGAGAGGAAGAGCAAGGGCAAATAGTTGATCTCGGGGGCGGCCGTAGAGCCGCCCCTCCCTCTGTTCCCCTTCGCGATCTTGATTGGAGACCGAGATGTATGACGGCTGCCGCTACGCGGTCTACACGGACCAGACGGGTCGTGCTGGCCTGACGCCCCGCCAGGCGCGTCGGTTCGCGAAGAAGATGCGTCGTCGCGACAAGCGCCTGTTCGGCCAGGGCTCCTGAAATCTCAACCCCCTTCTTCGTTGCGATCTTGATAGGTGGCATGGACGTGCTGACGATTTCCGAGTTGACGATGTGCATCGAAGCATTGACGGCGTTGGACCTGGAGTTCGGCGAGCGGTTCGAGCGCAGCGAGCTGGTCACCCGCCTCCGTGAGGCGCGTGAACGTGCCCGCCGTGAGGAGGCGAGGAACCGGTGAGCGTACCCCTGAGGTTTCCCGCGGGGAGCTGTACCCGATGACCGACTACCTCGCCGAGGCCGCCGCGCTGCTACGCAGGGCCGCCGCCGACAATGAAACGGAAAACGGCAGCTCCCCGAGCCCCGCATGGTCGGCGAACCCGGGCCGTGAGCAGATCGCGATGAAGTTCGCCCAACTCGCCGCGATCGAACGCGGAGTCATCCCGGCCGAGATGGTCGCCGAGCTGCTGCGGGAGATCGCCGGTGGTGACCGGTGAGTACCCCTGAGGTTTCCCGCCGGGAGTTGTACGGGCAGGCGATCGAGGTTCTGACCTCGGTGGCCCGGCAGACCCGGGTACGTGGCGCGGGCACTCCGGCCGCCGCGACCGAGCCGGTGGACTTCGCCGATATTGCCGCCTATGTGCTGACCGCGGTGGCGGCAAATGTCGGCGGCGTTGACGCGTTGCTGGCCGGCCGGCCCGGCTCGTGGGAAGCGGACCTAGTGCGCCAGCTCGTGAACGGCACCGCCGGCCACGCTCCCGCTGACCTGCTGTCCTGGCGGACCGAACCGGTGCGCCTGCACTTCGACGCCGAGTATGTGTTCTTCGACTTCGGCATCTGCGACCTGTTCGATGAGGAGAACGATCAGGCGGTTGAGCGCACGAACGACGAGAACGCCACCAACGAGCAGGTAGCCGCAGCCGAGGACCTGTCCGCCGCGATCGAGCGGCTGTTCGACCAGGACGGGGCCGCGTACACCGAGGCGTACCGGGTCACGGCGCAGCGCTACCTGACCGAGCGCGGCGCCACCTGCGGCGTGGAGCTCGTCACGGGGCCCGCCGCGCTGCCCTCGCTCGCATGGTACGAGCTGGCGGAGCAGGTCCGCGGGTACGCGCGCGAGCACACCCCGTTGCCGATGACCGGTAGCGTCCCCGATTGGACCGAGGGCACGCCAGCCGATGCGTTGCGCCGCGCCGGACTCACCTACACCGCCCGGCTGCGGGAGATCGCCGGTGGTGACCAGTGAGCGACGCCGAACGCAGGGCCGCCGAGATTGCGGCGGATCGTGACCGGCTGGTCGCGATGACCCCGGCCGAGCATGTCGAGCTTGCCGCCACCATCTCGGCAGAGCCGGTCAGTAGTCACGAGCGGGTGGAGAAACACCTCCACGCGCTGGTCCATGTACAGCTGGCCATTGCGAAGGGTGGCGTTCAGTGAGTACCCCGACGATCAACGGTGCGACGGTCGACGAGTTGATGCCGGCGGCCCGGGACCTGGCGAACACGCTCGATCGGGTACCGGCCTGTAACGAGATCCGCCGGGAGTTGAAGGTCGGCTATGACCGGGCGAAGGACATTCAGGCGCGGCTGGAGGAGCAGGCTCGGCGTTTCGACGAGGCCGCAGGGGCCGACCCCGACCTGATCAATCCTGATGAGGTAGATGTCCCCGCCGAGCCGGCGCCGGCCGTGGCGGCCGTTCCGCAGACCACAGTGGGCGCGGGATCGGATAGGCCGCCGGCCCAGAAGGTGAGCGCGTGGCCGCTGCTGCTGCTCGCTCTGCCGGCTTCGGTGGCGATCTGGTCGGGCTGGGTGGGGCTGGGCGGGCTGACCGGTTTCGGGGTGGTCCACCCACTGCCCGGTATTTGGGACAGCGCCCAGCTCAACACGGCGATCACGTTGCCGATCGGGGTTGAGGCGTACGCGGCGTACGCGCTGCGGGCCTGTCTCGCGATCGGTGTCCCGCCGCGGGCCCGGCGGTTCGCCCGCTGGTCCGCGGTTGGTTCGCTGATCCTCGGCGCGCTCGGTCAGGTCACCTTCCATCTGATGGCGGCGGCGCACATGGATCACGCCCCCTGGCAGATCACCACCTTCGTGGCCTGTATCCCAGTGGGCGTCTTGGGCATGGGCGCCGCCCTGGCCCACCTGCTCAGGAACGGAGACCCGTCATGACCGTCTTCACCTTCATCGCTCTCGCTCTCGGCCTCGGCCTCGGCGTCCTGTCGGCGTACCTGGTCTACCTGCGAATCAAGGAATGGGAGAACTGAATGGCCAATAAGGACTCCTGTCGGCAGCAGAACAGCGGCAAGTGCGGTCGGTGTGGGGTGTGCTCATCGCGGCGGGTGTTTGAGCTGCGGTTGCACGTGCGGCGGCGCTCATCAGTGCCGTTGCTGCGGCGCTCGGGACTTGCATTGATCCGGGTTGTTTCCGTCCGGGCCGGTTCTTTCGGACCGGCTCGGCGCGGTGGCCGACCCGGCCATGACAGGAGGAGATCGACATGGGCAAGTTCGTCAAGCCAGACCCGGGTATTTCGACTCGCGCGCATGAGCAGGCCGCGAAGCTGGCCGCCAAGCTCCCGAAGGTCCCGGCCGGAGGAGCGCGGCCCGGCAAGGTTTTTGGACATACCACCCAGAACTGACCGGGTTGTTTCCGTTCCGGGCCGGCACTCTCGCCGGCCCGGGTGCGGTGGCCACCCGGCCATGACGAGGAGGAGATCGAGATGGGTTGGTTCGACAGCAGCAGCAGTAAAAACGTCCCGAACACGATCAGCGACAAGCAGCACGCCTCGCTGAGTCGACGTGCGCAGAAGGCGCAGCCTGACCCGGTCAGTAAAAAGGCTGTGAAGCAGCGGCTGAACTCGAACGCCCAGCGCGGCAAGGCGGGCAGTAGCTGACCACGTTTCCCAGCTCACCCCGGTAGGGACCACCTGCCGGGGTCGAGTGTTCGTAGCGAGCCGAGAGGTAGAGCAGCAGTGAGTGAGGACGTCGTCGAGGACCAGGTCGTGGTGCGGGGCGAGATCGGGCCGAGCGAGGTCTACGACATGTCGTTCGAGGCCCAGCTGGACCCGGACGAGGACCGGCCTGACCCGGCCAAGCACAAGCACAAGCCGGTGTTCGTCGATGCGGTTGTCGAGCAGCATGAACGCCGGCCGATCGTGCCGGCGAACCTGCGTACCTGGACTGGGATTCGGAAGACCACCAGCCGTAAGGCTGGAGCGCTGGGGCATCACGCGGCGTGGCACGGTGTCCGGGCGCCGCTGTACGCCGGTCTGGGTGTGTTGTTCGCGCCGGTCGGGTTGCTGCGCGTGTTGTGGCTGTTGATCTCGTGGTGGTGGGATCCGGCGTCGTTTCGGATGGAACAGGCGGCGGTCAACCAGACCGATCATGCGGCGTTCCGCCAGCACCGGCGGGAGGGCAACGCCCGCCGGTTGTTCCGCGGCTGGGTACTCGCCTGTGTCCTGGTCGTGCTGCTGATCGGGTATGCGCTGTTGCACACGTTCGGGCCGCTGTGGTTGCAGCTGCTGATCGTGGCCGTGGTGATGCCGCCGCTGGCGCATCACGGCCGAGTCGCGGTGCGGGCAAAGCCGATCGTGTCGTCTGCGGTGGTCGCCCCGCAATTCCGGGTGATCAACGCCGATGTGGTGCTACGCGCCTACTACGCAGCAGGGCTCGGGCGTGCGGACAAACCAGACCAGAGGATCGAGTTCGGGTCACGGATGTCCCGAGACGCCCTCGACCAGGGCTCCGAAGTAACGGTGATCCTGCCGTTCGGGGCGACGTTCGCGGACGCGGTGAAGGAGAGAGCGGCGATCGCGTCTGGTCTGGATGTCCTGGAGCAGCAGGTGTACCTGACCCGCGACAAGAAGTCGGTACGCAAGCACCGGCTGTACGTCACCGACGTCGACCCGCTGTCCGTTCCCGCAGGTAAGACCCCGCTGCTCACGGGCAAGGTGACAGACATTTGGAAGCCGGCACCGTTCGGCCTGGACGAGCGCGGACGCCTGACCTCGGTGTTCCTGATGTGGGTGTCGATCCTGGTCGGAGCACAGCCCCGCAAGGGCAAGACTTTCTCCGCCCGACTGCTGGCCCTGTATGCGGCGCTGGACCCGTACGTGCGGATCACGATCGCCGACGGGAAGAACTCGCCCGACTGGAAACCGTTCCGGCTGGTCGCGCACCGGATGGTCTTCGGCATCGTCCCGAACGCCCAGGACAGCGATCCTGTCGACAATCTCCTCCAGGCGCTGCGCGAGATCATGCGGCACATCGAGCGGGTCAATGACTTCCTGTCCGGGCTGCCGCTGTCGGAGTGCCCGGAGGGCAAACTCACCCGCGAGCTGGCACGTAAGTACCCGGACCTGCGGGTTTGGCTGCTGGTGATGGAGGAGTTCCAGCTGTACTACGAGCTGGCGGACAAGGATGCCGTCTCGGAAATCGCCGACCTCCTCTCCAAGATCATGGCGGTTGGTCCATCGGCCGGTGTCGTCCTGATCGGCGCATCGCAGAAACCCTCCGGCGTCGGCGCCGGGGATGTCGGCCGCCTGTTCAACCGATTCCGGGACAACTTCGCAGTCCGGTTCGCGCTGAAGTGCGGCAACCGGATCGTGTCGGACGCGATCCTCGGCGGCGACGCCTACGCCGAGGGCTACGACGCCTCGGCGCTGCCGCTCGGTAAGGAGTACCTGGGCGTCGGGATCCTCTACGGCCAGTCCGACGAGACGCCCATCGTCCGGACGTTCCTGGCGACCGGCGAGGACGCGCAGACCATCTTGAAGGCTGCTCGGGCGCATCGTGAGGCGGCCGGGACGTTGACCGGCCAGGCGGCCGGCGAGGACGTGACGCGGGAGTACCGCGACGTGCTGCGCGACGTGCACGGCGTGTTCTACGCCGGTGAGGCATGGGTGAGTTGGACGCAGATCGCGGCTCGGCTGGCCGAGCAGCTGCCCGAGCACTATGCCGACGTCACCGGCGAGGCGATCTCCGCGCAGCTACGCGCCCTGCAGGTGGAGAGCAAGAACGGCCGAGACAAGTCCGACGACAACCGCGTCGTCAAGGGCGCCCATGTAGCGGCGATCGTGCGGGCCATGAAGCGGAAAACCCTGGATTCGGCCTGATGAGCGCCTACCCACGATCTGCCGCTACAAGCCTGTTTCCGCAGGTCAGCCCTGTAGCGGCAGGTGTAGCGCAGCCGCTACGTGTAGCGGCCGGGCCGCTACACGATCAGCCCCGGAGACATCGATGAATACCACTCTCGCTGTCATCGGGATCGTCGTCGGTCTGCCGCTGTACTACGCGACCGGCTGCGTGTTTTGGCCGTATGCGAAGTGCTGGCGGTGTCGGGGTACGGCCCGCCGTTCGGCGTTGTGGGGCGGCGGGTTTCAGCTTTGCGGTACGTGCGGGGCGACCGGCCGGCGCCTGAAGTTGGGCCGGGCGATCTACAACTACTTCCGGAATTTGTGAGGAGATTTCATGTGCACGGTGATCAGTGGGGACTGCGGGTGCTCCAAGAGCAGCAGCAGCGGGGTGAGCTTGGAGGGCATCGCCGTGGCGATCTCCCTGACGGCTGCGGTGAGCCTGACCTACCAGGTCTTCGCGACCAACCCGTACTTCTTCCTGTTCGGGCTGTACCCGGCGTCGGTGGCAGTGGCGACGAGGCGGGGCAGGCGGGTGCTGCTCTGGCTGGCGCGCCGTGTCCTGTGGGTCGGTGCGGGCGGGGTGATGCTGTGGCGTTGGTCCCGCCGGCGCCGAACGGTCGTGTCGACCGCAGTCGCCGCGACCCCGGCAAGGGCTTGGCGGGTCACCGTCTACGAGCCGACCGGCGGCACGAACCGGGTGTTGACCCGCGGCGTCGTCGAGGGCGATTGGGCAACCCCGACTCAGGTTGAGGCGGAGACGATCGCTCGGGCGGTCGCCCAGTTCGGTTACGCCGAGGCGGGCCAGCTGCGCGCGCACGCCCAATTGGTGCCGCAGTGACCGGTCAGACCATCGGGTACGCCCGGGTATCTGCTGCGGATCAGAACCCGCAACTCCAGCTCGACGCGCTCGCTGCTGCCGGCTGCGACAGGGTGTTCGTGGAGAAGGCCAGCGGGGCGCTGCGCGAGCGGCCGGAGTTGGCGAGGGCGTTGGAGTACGCCCGGGCGGGCGATGTGCTGGTCGTCTGGAAGCTGGATCGGCTGGGCCGGTCGCTGCTGCACCTCGTTGAGACGGTGAACGGCATTCAGGATCGCGGGGTCGCGTTCCGGTCGCTCGGTGAGCACATCGACACGACGACGGCGACCGGTGAGCTGATCTTCCATCTGTTCGCGTCGCTGGCGCAGTTCGAGCGTCGCATGATCGCCGAGCGGTCTTCCGCCGGCCGGGCCGCGGCCAGGGCGCGCGGCGAGACCGGGGGTCGGCCGTTGAAGCTGACTGCGGATCGGCTCGCTGCGGCGAAGGCGCTGCTCGCCACGAAGCGGACCGTTCGTCAGGCCGCCGCATCGGTCGGAGTGGCACCGGCGACGCTCTACCGCCACCTCAAGGCCGAAGCTGATACGCAACTCCGCCTTGGGTCGTCCATTCCCGTCGAGGTTTCGGACGTGGGTTTCGAGATGCCGGAATGGCTCCCGGACACCCTCGAACCGATGCCCTCACGTAAGTAGACCTTTCGAGACGACTACACAGAGGAGTGGAGACCCATGAGCGACGAGCGCGAGGCAACGATCGAGGACATGGCCCGGTTCTGGCCGGACAAGACACCCGCGGAGCTGGCCGCCGCCTACGAGTCGGTCAAGGCGGCCGGCGGCACGCTGACGGTCTCGGCGGTTAGGGACGACGAGTGCCGCGACTGCGACTGCGCAACGGAGATGCCGTACGACGAGAACGACCCGGGCGCATACCCCGGCCCGAATGAAGATTGCGATTGCGAGTGCCACTGATGATCCGACGCATCAACCCCGACGAAGCGCTCACCCTCAACGGTGTGAACGTGACGGCCTGGCAACTGGCCGAAGCTCGCCAGCAGCTCTCCCACGAAGGCGTGTACAACCCGACCTGGGCCGAACTTGGCGCTCACGATCAGGAGATGGGCGCGCTCGCGGCCGGGTCGTACCTGCGAGCGCTGGCCCGGCTGCTGCCGGACACTGACGCACCGCGCCAACAAGACCCCGGCCCGCGGCTGGCGTACTCCTACGAGTCGTGCGACTACTGCACCTGCTGCTCGCGGCTCGGCTGCTACCGCGGCAGGGACTCGACCTGTCCTACGAACGACGGCGGGTACCTGTGCCCGTGCACCGGGGAGTAGGTACGGTGCCCGTCATGGACGACCTGGTGACCTGGCTGACAGCGCAACTGGACGATGACGAGCGGGTAGCGCGGGCGGCGACCGCCGGACCGTGGCGGCACAGCCCCGACAAGCATTGGCGGAAGCCGGGCACGGCATGGTTCGAGGAAGCCGTCTTCGCCGGGGCGACTGGCGCCTCTGCTACATGCGTCGCGGGGACCGGCGAGACCGGCGATCGGCAGAGCATGGCAGACGCCGAGCACATCGCCCGCCATGACCCTGCCCGGGTACTCCGAGACGTCGAGGTCAAGCGGCAAATCCTCGACATTCACGGGATCATCTGGCGCAGCATCGGCTGGCTTGAGCGCGACGGCGACGTACTGGATGAGGCGTACGAGGAGTTGCCGGTGTGTGTCGCCTGCGTGGCCAAGCACTCGTCCTTCCCGACGCGGGACGCGGTGCCGGTTGGGCCCTGCCGGTACGTCCGCCTGCTCGCCTCGCCCTACTCCGACCGTCCCGGGTACCGGGAGGAATGGAAGCTCCCGTAGTGCCGGGAGCACAGCAAAATGCGCCGCCGCCGTCCCTTGTGGGGACGACGACGGCGATTCGTTGTACCGGCCGGTACTCGAGTACCCGCTGGTACACGCGGGCCAATGCGGCTGCCAGTGCTGCTAGCTGCACGCCCACAGGATCTACCTGGCTGGTGGGAGGGGCGGTGTACACGCCGCCGGCGGGGTCGGACCGGCCGGTGTGGCGGGTGTCGCCAGGCCAGGTAGTCCGGGCAGCTGGGGTAGGTGCAGTTGGTGTGCTGGGATGGCGGCCGGGCCGAGTAGGAGCCAGATCGCGGTGGCCGCGGCCGCAGCGACGATGGCCGGTCCGATCGCTGCGGTCCACGAGTTACGCCGGCGCCGGCGGCCGGGCCGGCGGTGTACCCCACCGATGCCGCGGTGCAGCCCGAGGTGGGCCTCGTCGGCGTCGACCAATGTCCGCAGCCTGCGTCGGCGCTGACGGTACCCGGCGAGCCCGGTCACAGGGCCTTGGTTGCTCGCCACTGCAGGTACGCCATCGCTGCCCGGTGGTTCTGGCCAACGTGCGGGGCCTCGGCCCACGGGTCGAGCACCCGGGCCAGGGCCACATCGTCGGCGTTGGCGTCCACGAGTACAGGCGTGGGTACCGGGGCGGGATTGGTCAGTGGTGTGAAGACTGTGACGTCGCCCTGGTCTTCGAGGAGCAGACCGAGGTCTTCAGCGGCCATCCAGAAGTAGCCGCTCTCGCCCCAGCTGGTGCCCCACGAGTTCGCCAGGTGCACCAACCCTCGTGGCTGGTCGTAGCCGACCGCTTCGTACTCATGGCCACCCGCGAGGCCACTGGACCGGGAGACCGTGATGATGCCCTGCGGGTCCGGGTCGAACATCGAGTTGAACCAGACCGTACCGATGGCGAGCGGGTACTGGCCCAGCGCCTTCAGGGCGTCATCGAGCGTGAAGGTCTGAGTCCAGCCGGCGATCGCGCCGACGTCGCGGAGCACTTTGGCGAGGGTCAGCCCCGAAGAGCCATTGTCGTTGGGCGGCCACGGGCCGCCCCCGTCGTACTGTTCCTCCGCGCTGTACAGCTGGTACGCGCCGGCCTGGGTGAACGCGCCGAACGTGGCCATGATCGGTTGGCTTGCGCCGCTGGTCGCGTACGGGTCGGTCCCGAGGACACCGAACCCGGCGTCTGCTGTGCATGATCCGACGTCGCCTTGGTCGAGGATCGGCAGCCACCGGTGGTGCTCCACGCTGACGATGGACAGCCCGGCCGTGTTGAACGCGTACCGGCGCGACTCGGAGTCGTGCAGGACATGCCTTTTCAACCGAGGGTCGGTCGCCGGGATCTTCTCCCGGTAGATGGTGCGGGTCACCGGTACCGGCTCGCCAGCTTCGGCGGGGCCGGGTCCGCGGGCTGGTTCGGTACCGCGACCACACCGAGCGCGGTGGCCACGGCGATTGCGATCTCTCCCCACTCAGCCGGATCGACCTGCCCATCGGCGAGGGCCTTGACGACCACCGCCGCGACACCGGCAGCGGCGATCCAGAACTTTCTGTACTTGGCGAACACGGCTACCTCCGGGGTAGACGAGAGAGCGCGCGAACCGTAGGGGTACGGCCGGCGGCGCTTGCGCTGATAGTTGGACCAGAAATGCCACGGCAGCCATGCGGCGAGGACCGCCACGGCCGGCAGGGTGACCCAGGCCGGGACGTAGCGGACGATCACCCAGGTCAGCGGCCACGTGTTCGGGTCGGTGTCGAAGTTGGCCCACAACTCCCAACCCAGCCACGCGAGGGTCAGCCCGACGATCGAGAAGACCTTGACCGGTTTGGTCACCGGCTGGAGCCGCATTTCAGGTCGGCCCGCAGGCCGTGGATGTCGGCGGCGATTTTCCGGCCGAGCGCGGAGACTGGCGGCGTCGAACTGTATGACTCATCCAGCGTGACGAGTAGGTGGCACCATTTGCGATTGTTCTCTTCGGCCACATAGTTGGTGTAAAGCATGGTGCCGACAACGAGCGCGAACATGCTCAGATAGATGACTACCAGGAAATACCAAGTGGGACGTGAGCCTGTCTGCCACATTTCACATGCCCTTCAACGCGGCGGCGACGGCGGTGAAGATTCCGGCGGAGACAAGGGCTGCGGCGGAGACTGCGACGATGACCCTGCTGTATGCGGGGTTTCTGACCTGCCACGGGACAGCTGCAGCAGACCGATCGCCCCGGGCACCCCGAGTATCGTGGTGTACACCATCAGCAATTCTATATTCACTCGGCCGCTGATCTGTTGGAAAACTATTCCGCCGAGACCGACGACGATTAGTCCGAGGTCTCTGATTACCGTGAGGATTCCCGTCGTCTTCACGCACGAGCCCGCCCTTCCCCACCAACTCGGGGTTTGTATGGCCCGCGGCGGGGGTCTGGACCGCGAGTCGTACCGTTTCCTGTATCGGCCCGCCGATACCTCACGGTGCCAGTTGACGAATGATTTCGGCGGCCACCTCGGCTGCGGTTGCTGGAGCCGGCAGAGACGCGACGACCCCGGCGATGATGGCCTGCCGATCATCCTCGGTCAGGACAGCCGGCCCGGCGGCTTGGTTGGCGAGCGCCCTGATCCCAGTGAGGATCGTGGTCAGGTTCACTGCCGCGGCGTCGTCATCCCAGGTGACGCCCGTCTTGTCGATCCAGCCTTCCTCGGTGGCGCCCTCCACAATGGCGCGCACGACGGAGGCGAAGGCGGGATGGGCGGCGTAGTGCAACGGGTCGACAGCGACCATTCCGGTGTCTCCTTGGATGAGGGTGCGCAGGTCTTCGAGCGAGCTGCGGTACGCGTTCGCGTCGCAGCCGGGCTGCGTACCGATGGTCAGCCGGGACCCGTACTGCCAGATCGCCGGGACTACTCCCGAGTAGGCGGTCCAGCCGGTAGCCCGGTCCCCCGGATAGGTGGACCGGTACGGCCCGACCGGGTTCGTTCCGTAGGCGGCGTTCCACAGCGGATGGCTCGTACCGGCCAGGTCGTTGCCGTACTGGCCGCGCGACGCGTAGATGATCGCGGTGCGGCCGAGTTCGGCGGTGGCGATGTCCGCGAAATCTTCGGCTTCGGCGGCCGGGACCGGATCGTAGGGCCATTTCTCCAGGTCGACCTGGACGAAAAAGCCCGGGTAGGTGAGCAGCCAGACCGCCTGGCTGGCGACATAGGCCAGGAAGTAGTTGAACTCGTCGCGGGCATTCCGCGGTGACCGGACGACGTGGTAGGCGCCGATGAACTCGATCCCGGCGTCCCGCGCCCGGGTGACCGCCTCACCGAAATGCTTGTGCTTGGTGGTGGTGCCCTCGGTCGCTTTGTGGGTAAAGAAGACGATCCCGTCGCGTTTCGCGGCGCCGAGATCCATCGCACCGCGCGGCCAGTCGTAGTCGGACGCGTCCCACCCGTACAGGGTCACGGCCCGGTCCACGGTCCAGTCGGCACGCCCCACGGCTGGCCCAGCCACAACCCGAGCGCCCGCCACCACTCCCACGCGAACGCGTCATACCCGACATTGCCGGGGTGGACGTGATCGGCCGTACAGACATAGCGGCAGTTGACCAGCTGGAGGTCCGCGATCCCCACGACCCGGCCGACGTGGCCGCCGTACACCCGGCGGTAGATCGCGTCGTTGATCAGTTTCTCGTTGACCGCGAACCAGGCCGGGCCGTCCGAATACATCACCCAGCTGGCGACGACGACCACGCCAGGCTGGGCCGCCAGGATCGCCGTCAGAATCTGGTCATAATTTGACTCGAACGCCGCGATACTCGCGGGGCTCTGTACCGCGTCGTTGGTCCCGATCGACAGCAACACCACGTCGGGCTGCGCGGCGGCCACGTCGGCGACGACATGCATCAGCAGATCAGCGGTGGTCGCGCCCACCGTCGCCGTGGTGGTGATGACGTGCGGGATGCTCGCCGCGGTGAGGAGCCGATCCAACTCGCGGCGGTAGCCGAGCCCGTCCGTGCTCCCGTATCCGGCGGTCAGACTGTCCCCGAGGCTCAAGATTCGCAGCGGGTTCGGTACAGCCGCCGGCCGGATGGCCTGCGGTACGGCGGCGGCCAGCAGAACGCTGGCGAGGACCACAGTGGCGGACAGGAGCCGGCGCATTGGTGGGCCTCTCTGATTGTGGAGCGCGATTAGCGTGGCGACGAGCGCCGCCCCGCGGCCGGGCACTACCGACAGCGGGCGCCATGTTGCTGGCCTTGGGGGGCCGGGTTAGGCCGTGAACGTCCCCGAGGTGCTTGTGCCGTTGACGCCGACGACGACCGACCGGTACTCGTAGGCGACCCCGGACACCGCCCAGAAGTCCTGCACCGTCGCCCCCGACGCGAGCCCGGCGCCGATCCGCACACCGACCAGGTCACCCGATCCGGCGATCCGCCGGTACAGGGACTGCGACGCGACAGCGGGTGCGCCGCCGCCCGGCGTCGGGTTGGTGATGGCCACCGAAATCCAGCCCTGCCCCGGCGCTGGCGTGGCCACTGTTGTCGGGGTCATCGGCGGGACGTACGTGACGGTGAACTGGCGGGTCTGGTCGACACTGGGCAGACCCTCGTTGTTGGTGGTCTGCAGATGCAGCGTCCAGTTCGTGCCGTTGGCCAGCACGTAGGGCACCAGGTAGGAGCGGGACGCGGCGTCGGTGATCCAGCCGGAGTCGTAGACCTGCGCACCGGAAGTGATGAACAGCAGCACCCGGAACTGGGTCTGTTCCGTCGCCGTCCAGGTCATCGTCACGTGGTCGGTGGCCAGTACCTGCGCGGCGGTGGGGGCGGTGATCGCCGGGTTGACCGGCGTGCTGGGGATGACGATCAGCCCGGCCGAATATGCGGAGGCTGTGGATGCGGCGTCCCAAACTTTGACCTTGAACGTGGTCGCGGCGTCGGACGCGGCCATGGTCGCTGCCGGCACATTGAGCAGCGTGGATCCGGAGGTGTTCTGGACCTCGCCGGCCTGCCACGTCGAGTCCGACGCCCGCCAGTAGGACAGCGCGCCGGCGCCGATCTGTTTGCTGACGGCGAACGCGGACTGGGTGTCGCCGGGATCCTGGTCGGTGAACGCCCAGTCCAGCGGCAGGATGACGGCAACGTCCCACGCCGCCCCCGAGGTGGGCGATACCCAGGTGGGGATGTCGGGCGCGTACGACAGGGTCTGGGTGGTGACAGACAGCGTGAACGGCGAAGTTCCGGTCGCCGCGTAGATCATGTGTCGGGCGTCCTGGCTGGATGACGGCTTGACACCCCAGTTGTCGGCGTTGGTGCCGATCACCGCCGCGATGCCGGTTGTCGTCCAGGTGGTCCATGTGTTGGATGCTCGCACCCAGTCCACGAAATAGATCACCGCTGTGCTGGTGCCTACCGCGAACACCCGCACGTCGCCGGTGGAGTAGTTCGGCACGTACGCCATCGCCGCCTGGCGGATCACGCCGGTGGGGTGCGCCGGGCACTGCGGGCGGACGGTGGTGGTCGAGTTCGCGGCGTCACGTTCGAGCAGCACCACCCGGTCGGTGCTGACCGGGTCGGGGTAGACGGCGTTGAACACTTGGCCGGTAAACCGGCCAGACGTGTAGTCACGCGCCCCGGTGGCTGACGCGATGACGGTCTGCCCCGGCGACCCGGTCCAGCCGGAACCCGTCCATGCCAGCCGGACCAGGTTCAGCTGCGAGCGGCCGAACAGGACCCACAAATCAGGGGTTGCCCACGCTGGAGTGACCCCGTCGCCGTTGTGGTACACGTCCAGCGACACACCGCACCGTCCGGCGGCGGCGGTGAAGAGCCACTGACCGGTCCCCTTGATGATCCCGTCGTTGTGGACCAGATTGCCCAGACCATCGATGGTGGCGCCGAACAGGGTGACGCCCTGACTGCCGCCGATCTGGGTGCCGCCGGCCACCACGACATAGGCGAGGCTGGCGCTGGCGAACACGGTCCGCACGTCGACGCCGGTGAACGCGGCACCTGCCACGCCGCCGTTACCGGCCTGCGCTACCAGGCATTCGCCCGAGCTGGGCACGCCAGAGATGGCGCTGAGCCGGCGAAAATACAGCCGGTCCGTCGAGGACTCGTTGGTCCGGTACGCCCACGTGACCCAATCCCCTGCGTCCCAGTGCAGCGCGCCGAGGTCCACGATGTTGGTGCGCACGACCGTCAACAGCAGCGCCCACGATGCGCCGGTGTCGGTCGACACGTAAAGCAGGTAGTTGTCTGCGGTGCTGCCCTTGACCAGGATCAGCCATTTGCTCCGGCCGGCCAGTTTGACGAGCAGCGTGGTACCTGGGTATTGGAACGGGTTGGTGTTGGTGGTGGTGGTGACGGTAGCCACGACGGCTATGACCCGGTCTCGGTGCGGGAACCGCCGGCCAGCATCATGGGGTTGTCCTGTTCTCGATAGTGCCGGCAGGCGCTACGGCGTAGGCGATCAAATGGACGTTGTGCGTGACCCCACCGGCGATCATCGTGAGGAAGCCGGTCGCGCCGATCCGCTGCGCGGTCAGGCAGTAGGTCTGCACGACCGGGGTGCTGGCCGTGTCGTACCCGGCCCAGAAGTACTGGTTCCACCCGGACGTGGTGTCTGGTGAGCGCCACGTGTACTCGCCGCGTTGGGTGCCGCCGACAGTGGCGCCGTCGCGGATCCGGAAAATGTAGTTCGACCCGGCCGCGCTGGTCTCCAGTAGCCGGACACCCGCCGAGACCTGCACCTGCGTCCCACCAGGGACGAATATCGACGCCGTGGTCATGATGACCAGCTCTGTAGTGGTAAGCCCGGTGACGAGGTTGCCGCCGCCCGACCATCGGGTCCCACCGAGCACCTGCCGCCACCGTCTGGTGAAGGTACCCACGACGGTCCACCAGCGATCAAGTTTGGCCAAGCCGACCCGGTCACCCTCGGCCACATACAGATCGAAGACCTTGCAGGGCACCGCCACGGCGGACGAGTCGAACGTGACCATGACGTCGGTCGGCAGGTTCGGATCCCACGCCGCGACGGTCCCCATAGCCAGCAGAGTTTTCTCGCCGGCCGCGACCCGCTCGTCGATCGCCTGGACCAGCGACAGATCCAGTGTGGTCACAGGAGCTGCCATTCCTGCGGGCCGTCGCTGCCGTCCAGCGGCAACGTCCATTTGCTGACCAGCACGTCCATGATCGTGCCGAGTTGGGAGCCGGCGACGGTCAGCCGATCAAAGTGCCAGTGCAGCGGGTTGGGAAAAACGGACACCTCGAATGTGGTCTTCAACCGCAAATCGGCGTCGATCGCGCTTTGCGCCTGCGTCACCAGCGACGCCTGATCGGCGGCGTCCACCTGCACCGGCGGCGCCGTGATGACCCGACCGCGGGCGTTGACCGACGTCACCCCGTACGTGTAATTGACGTAGGTGTAGACGCCGTTACCTTCCGTGGGCGCACCCAGGGATGGGTCTTTGCTCCAGTAGAAAACCCACCGGTTCGGGGCGTTGAAATAGTCCCGGACGGTGACCTGCTTCGGCGCCAGCATCGACGTGTCCGGGCCCGTGTCGTACACCCACTCCGGTCCCCGATCGGTCGGCGACTGGTACGGGCCGAGCTGCAGGCGGCCGTCCCAGTCCGACCACACGCCCTGATAGCCGATAGCGGCGAGGAGGGCGTTGACGACATTGAGCCAGGTGGTCTGGGTGTCCAGCACCCAGACCCGCGGGGAACCGAGCACGGCAGCGGCTGAAGTCTGGTCGATGTTGTAGCGCACGATGCCCTGGTCCAGCAGCACCCGCTCGGCGGCGGCCAGATAGCCGACTCCCGCGGCGACGGTGTATGCGTCCCCGATCGGGGTGTTCAGGACGTGCAGGATGTCGTAGCCGTCAACGGCCCACGTGACTGGCGACTCGCCTGTTTCGGTGCGGGGGCTGCTGGTGAGATAGGCGCCGAGGTTGAACCGGGCGGTGTTGATCCCGTCCGTCATCGTCATGTACGGGCGTACCAGCGCGTTGGCCCAGTCGAGCTCCCGGGAGACGGCGAGGCTGGCGGTGCCGTGCAGAGTCGCGTACGACGCCCGGGACACCGACCCACCGCGCAGGTCGGCGCTGATGTCCGCGACCACGTTCAGTCCCATATCGAGCAGCTCAAGGCCAGAATCGACCTCCACCGCCGAAGCGGTCTGAATGAGGGCGGTGACCTGGGCTGCGGTCAGGCCGGACCGGGCGATCGGCTGCACGGTCAGACGCCCTCGGCGTTGGTGACCACGGACAAGGTGATCGCCACGTTCCATGTCGCCCGCGAAATAATCTCGGCGGCGGTGACACCGTAGAAGACGCCGAAGAACCGGCGGCCCTTGTTGTCGCGGACCTGCACCGTCTGGCCCTGCCAGGTTCGTAGCGTCTCCACGGTCGCCCGCGGGACAAGCAGCATCGTGAACGCGTACGAGCCGAGCTCGCCGGCCTGCGTAATCGAACGGCGCCGCCCACCGGCGTAGGTGCGGGTCTCGCCCGGCACCGAGTATGCCTCGGCCCGGTCCCGGCCCGTCTGCCCGGACACGGACACGCCGGTAGCGAGCAGGTTAACGAACGTCTTGGTGAGCGTCAGGGTCGCGATGAGTGCTCACCGCCCCCTGGTCGTTGTGATGACGGACGCGTAATCCCACGCGCCCGTCACGCTGGGCTGGCGGGGGTGGTACACACTGCGGCCATGCGCGCGACCCTCGGTTCCGACAATGCCCTGTTCAAATCCGCCTCCCGACTGCTCGACATCAAGGTGAAAGATGGCGAGGTCATCACCGGCAGCGGCCGTGGCCCGGTCGCGGGCGCCCATGCCAGCCTGGAGACCACGGGCGACATTGAGCGTCGCGTCACCGCCACCCGGCTGCTGGCCACCGGCGTCTTCGCGCTGGCCCTGCGCAAGAAGAAGGACCACCGGACGCTATGGCTAACCATCGAGGGCCCGACGTTCCAGGCCGTCGTCGAGGTGGACCCGAAGCGTGAGGCGATCGCCCGGCGATGGGTGGCGCAGTTCAATACCCGCGCAGCCACCCCGGCGGGCTAGGTTGCCCGCGCCAACCGGATGACCGACTGGCCGGTCCGGTTGATCTCGGCTCCTACGCCTGGCGCGACCCGCTCCACCGCGGTGATGAGCCGGTCCAGCCGGTCGACGACCGCGTCCATCGTCGGTCCGGTCACGACATGTTCCGTTCGGCCCGATCCGTTGTAGCCGTACGTCCCGGACGGCCACGGCCCGCCCTGGTCGTAGCCCTTCGCCGGCAGGTTCGCGTTGGCCTGCTGAACGTTGAAGATCGAACCGTATCGGCTGAGGATGTACCGGATCCCGGCGACGATGTTCGCGACCGGGTTCGTGATCCCACCCAGCCCGGGTAGGGCGTATGCGGCGAACGTCGACGGGATCGTCTGCATCAGGCCCTGCGACGGGTGGCCCGCCAGGGCGTTCGAGTCGGTCAGGTTGATGGCGTTCGGGTTCCCGCCCGACTCCCGCATGATCAGCGTGTTGAGTGGGCCCGCCCATGACGCGGGGACGCCGGTCAACGCCATCGCCGCTGCTATCCACTGCCCCAGCGACCCGGTCGCTGGGAGACCCCCGCCGCCGGAACGGCCGGCGAACAGGCCACCGATCCACGTCATCAGCCCATCCAAGAGTTTCCGGCCGGCCCCGACGGCCATGTCCCGGATCGTGCCGCCCCCCGGGACGAGTGCCAACGCCGCGTCGATCGGCCCCTTGATGAATTTGGCCGGGTTCGTCACCGCCCCGACCAGGTCTTTGCCGACGTCGATGAGCCCACCCAACGCGTACCCGGGCAGGCTCCCGGAATGCATGGCTTGTAGCACCGGCAGGTACCGGGCGGTCTTGTCGGCGGGCATGATGAACTCGCCCGTCGCGACAGCGGCGAGCATGTTGTCGCGGGATGAGGCGACGCCCGGGATCCGGCCGCCGGCCGCGAACCCGCCGATCTCCCCAACGGACGACTTGACGCCGAACGCTGACGCGACCTTGTTGAAACCGCGGATCATCGGGTTGATGACCTGGTTCACGACGAACGTGACCGGTACCTTGGCGACGTCTTTGATCCGGTTCCACTGCGCTTCGACGGCGGACACCCCGGCCTTGAACGCGGGCGCGACAATGTCGCGGATGAACCCGCCGAGCGCGCCGAACACCGGTTTGATGACGTTGTTCCATACCGCCGAGATGTACGCGGCGATGCCCCCGAATACGGGTTCGACGACGTTGTGCCACAGCCACGTGAACAGCGGGGCGAGGACGGTGACGACGTACAGGCGGATCGCCGCGAAAATGACCTGGATGACCGTCCATGCGACGTTGATGGCGAACCGGATCCCGGCGAACGCCGGCTCGACCACGTTGTGCCACAGGAACATGACGACCGGGGCGACGAAGTTTTCGATGTAGAACTTGATCCCCAGGAACGTCGGCTGCAGGACGTTGTTCCACAGCCACAACGCGACCGCGGCGATGCCATGGAACGCCGGCTCGAACACGTTGTGCCACACCCACAGCGTCGCGTCGCTGATCGTCTTCCACGCGTTGATCAGGAAGTCGCGGAACCCGGAGAAGTGGGTCCACGCGTAGATCAGGCCGGCGACCAGCGCGCCGATGGCGAGGATTACCAGCCCGATCGGGTTCAGCGACATGGCGAGGTTCCATAGCAGCTGCGCGGTGGTGATGATTTTGATGACCCCGGCGGCTATGAGGATCGCCCCGGCCGCGCCGGCGACGGCCGCCCGCAGCAGCCCGGCCCAGTTCGACCCGCCGGTCAGCCAGCCAACCGCGGTTTCCATCCAGCCCGCGAACGTCACCAGCGCCGGGATGACGACGTCGTGGAAGACCCCGCCAAGTTGCTCCATCGTCCCGGCGGCCGATTTGGCCCCGCCGGTCATGCCAGACCAGAACGCCTGCACCTGATGCCAGAGCATGCCGAGGATGCCGCCGAGCCGCTCGATCGCGCCGAACAGGCCGGTTGAGGTGACGTCGCCCTCGCGGAACGCCGCGATGAACGCCCGTCCCATCAGCAGCACAAACGGGATGATCTGGTTCTGGATGACCGGTAGAACCTTGCCGGTCAGCAGGGTGAGCAGCGTTCCGATGACGGGCAGGACCAGTCCGCCGAGCATCTCCTCGAAGTTCTTCCACGCGACCTGCGCTTTCTGCGCCGGATCGGCCGCGGCGGCTGCGGCGCCGCCGAACTCCTTGGACAGCTCCGCGAGGATGACCTTCTGCGCGGACATGGTGTCGCCGGCCTTGACGAAGCCCTCAATCTGCTTCTTCTGCTCGGCCGAGAACGTCACACCGACGCGGGTCAGCGCGGTGATGCCCTTGATCGGGTCATTGAGCGCCTTGCCCAGTTGGATGCTGGACGCCTTCACGCCCTCGGTGGTGACCGCGCCGTTGTTCATCGCGGCGGTCATGTCGAGCACGGCGGCGGACGCCTGGTTGAAGATGTCGTTGGACTTACCGACGCCGTTGCGGATGTTGGTGAAGGTCAGCAGCAGGTTCTCGCCGGATTGGATCGCCTCGTCGTCGACACCGACCTTCAGTGACAGCGAGTTGGCGAGGTCGCCGATCTGCTTGGCCGAGATCTTCGCCGCGCCGCCGGTCGACTTGATGGCCGCCTCGGTGAGCTTGCCGACCTTGATGGCCTCCCGGGCCTCGGCGATCGAGTCCTTGAACACGTTGGCGACGCCAAGCGCGCCGAGCAGCACCCCGACCTTCGCGAGCATCTGACCGGCCGATGCGGTGAACGACTGGCCGAACGCCTTGCCGTGCTGCTCGCCGAGTTTGCCCAGCCCGGCGTTGTTGAGTCCCTTCTCGGCGTCACCCTTCAACTGGGACGTGTCCAACCGGCCGCGGAGGAACACTTCGGCGAGAGCGGCCACCAGTTTCCCCTTACGATCAGGTTATGGGCGAGCCGAAGACGTTCCGGCAGCGGTGGAATGAGTACGGCGAGCGGCCACCAGTCGCCCGCTGGACATCCCGGTTCGCGTACGCGGTGATCGGCCCGGCTGTCACCGTCGCAGTGGCTGGCGGTGTCGGCTGGTGCGCGTGGCGGCTGCTCGTGTGGCTGTTCTGACGCCCTAGCCGTCGCCGTCTACTGCGAGTTCGTCGAGTCGACGCCACGCATCAGCCTCAGCGGCCGCCCAACCCTCAAGCGGCGCCCACAGTTCGGTATCGAACTTTTCCCGGTCCTCACCGTCCCGGCCGGTCACCAGATACAGGTAGACCCGGTTCAACACCACCCGGACGGGCAGAACATCTAGCGGGCCAGCAGCGAGTCCACGCTGATCATGCCGTCCGATGGGTGCGTATCCGTCGGCCGTGAGGACCCCTTCGAGTTCGCCGAGGTTGGCCGCCGCCCAGCCGATGAGCCGGAAGGCGACCCGGTAGGGCGGGCCGACAGCATTTCCACCACGTCCCCGACGACCTTCTGCAGATCGTCCGCGTCGGCCTTGGTGTCGACCGCGTGCGTTTCGAACCGCTCCCACTCGGACTGGTCGATGCAGTCGCGGAGCACCTCGTACATGGCAACCAGCCCGGCCATGTCGCCCGCGTCGACACCTTTCTTCGACGCGACCGCAAGGTGGAGGAGGGGCATCAGGCCGATTTTCTCGGCCATCCGAAACTCCTGGCCCATGAACGACACCTTGCGGCCGTCGCCGACGATCTCGACGCCTTCGACCTCGGCCTGCACCTCGTGGGTCGTGATCGCCTTGCGAGGTCGCCGTCGTGATTCAGGCACCGGTACCGCCTTGCCCGGACACGCTCGCAGCAATGCCCATCCCGATGATCTGTAACGCCTGCGCCTCGGTGAAGCCCTCCAACATGAGCGCGACGAAGAGTTGCCGCATCGTCCGGGCGAACGTCCGCGCGTCCGCATTCGGCTCGGTCTGTGCGAGGTCAGCCACGGACCGTGCCGGCCGTGTCGAAGAGGAAAGGGTCGCCATTGGAATCGGGGAAGAACTTGTATTCGAGCGGCAGCGTGGCCACATCTGCACCCTTAGCCCGTTTCCAGTTGACTGCGCCGATCTGGAACGCGACCTGCGCGACAAGCCGTTCGGTGTCGTCCTGACCCTGCCAGCCGATCATGCAGTACAGCTCGGCGCCCAACGCCGGCGCCTTCACCGTCGAGCGCAGCGTGGTACCCGAACCCGTCGTCGCCACGGTCGGCCGGTTCAGTGCCCGCGATACGTTGGTGGCGGTGATCCGCATCAGTTCGAACTTGAGCGTGACCACACGGCCGGAGGACACCTGATCGATATCGTCGAGGTATTCGGCGGCCTGGATCGGGTCCGTGTTCAGGTCGTAGTTGAACTCACTGCCGCCCTTGGTGATGCCCAGCTGGAACCAGCCGGTCCACGCGTTGACGCTGAACGCCGAGCTGGCGACGGTGTAGTCAGGCAATGCAGTTGACGGCGGCGCCCAGAAGATGGTGCCCGGACCTTTCGCCAGGGCATCCTTCGCGATCGTGAAGGTCGAAATTGGAACCACGTCCTCTCTTGCGGGTGTCACGCCCCGGCGTTCGGGCAGCAGAAAGCCCGCGCTCAGGCACGCGGGCTTGTGGTTACGATGTGAGCACCCTTGGGGCGCGCAAGCGGGTCGGAAGTACTGGTACCGAGGAAACCGGCGAGGCGAGACCGCGACCGTCAGGTGATCGGATCCGACGGGATCCGACCGGTTAGATCCGGACGTGCCGTCAGCCTGAGCAGCGGGTAACGCGTACTTGGCGGGGACCTAGTAGCTGACCCCAAGGGGGTTAATTCGCGGGTGTCGCACCCTTGGCGGCCTTGGTCAGCGCTAACGGCTCCTCGTCGGCCGGCAGGTATTTGTCGCGGAGTTGGCCAACCGTCGACGCATCGACCTCGTCCTGCGGCATGCCCTGGATCTCGGCGTACCTGGCCCACTGCGCGCGGGTCGCGTTCTTGGCCGGCATGTCCATCGAGTCCGGTCGGGCCGGCCTGACGTCCTCGCCGACGACCAGGCCCAGCGTCTCGACGACCTGCGCCATGATCCCTTCGCCCTCGTTGTAGGCGGGGCGGCCCATCAACGGATCCTGGATGACCCGCAGAGTGACATAGTCGAACCGCTCGTCGGCCATCAGAATCCACCTAAAACGTAGTACTTCAACTCGGTTGGGGTGGCATTCGCGACGGCCATCGCCACCCGGCCGCTCGCGTCACCCAGATAGGTTGGGATGAACACCACCTTGATGGCAGCCGCGGCCATGGCAACGGTCCGGTTGGACGTGGTGAGGCCGTCCACGAGGTTGCCGTTGGTGAACGTGACGTCGTGCGAACCGGCACCGGTGTTACGCATCAGCAGGATTGACCCGATGGGTACCGTGTCACCCGACGCAGCACCGGACCGTTCGGTCAACGTAGTACCGGTGGTCGCACCGGCGTTTTCGGCGGGAAAATCGGTCACCGGTAAGTCCTCTCAGGGGCGGGCATAGCGGTCGGCGGCGTGCAACAGGAAGTGCTGCGCGCGGACGGTCTTAGTCCCCAGCTCTGGAAATCTCATATAGGCATGCAATGCATCCCAGGCCACTCGAACCGTCCACTCAGCGTCCTCGAACACCGTCTCCGCGCGGATTGAGTCGGCGCCCGCGCCGGTACGGCGGGGTGCGCCCGCCCGGGCGGTATCGGCGAGCTGGCCGCCGTGGCTGGCGAGCTCGCGGCGTGCGTACTCCTGGCGGGCGATGGCGTGAATCTCCGCGTCGTTCCAGACGACACGAACTTCGTCGGCCATGGTCAGTCCAGGTGCGATTCGACCTGGACCGACAAGGCGAGGATCGCCTCGATGCCGGAGTCGGTCGGGTAGAAGTCAGCGCTGCCTGCGGCGATCTGCAGGAAGGTCATTTCTCCGCCAAGGTCCGGGTCTTCGGCCAGCACGTCAGCCACGATGTCCCCCAGCGCCTCCAGGGCGGCCTCGACGTCGCGGACCTCGCCTGCCTGCAACACCCGCACGTACAGCCCGGTGGTGACCGTCTCGAAGCGGAGTAGACCCGGTTCAGCGGATTCCTGGTCCTGCGTGAACCGGGCGCCGCCGCCGTAGATGGACCGGTCGGCCAGGTCGCGCGGATACGAGTCGGTGACCTGCACGCCCTCGAGGGGATGCCCCACGACCTTCGACAATGTGTCGAACCGGTCGATGATGGCCCGCTTCGCGGCGTACGCATTGGTCGACTTCACGACTGCCCGCGCGGGATGAACGCCTCGGCTGCGGCCATGTATGCCATCCGCAGCCCTTTGCTCATGAACTCGCTTTCGAACAGCTCGGCCGCCTGCGGACGGTGGTACAGCGCGAAAAACAGTCGTGCGCCAGCGTCGGCCTTCGCCATCAGGTTCGCCGAAATATCGTGCGCGAACTCGATAGCGGCCAGTCTCGCGTCTGGCTGGATCTCGCCTGCTCCCGGTGCGGCTGATGGATTGGTCGACCCGGACGGTGGATCGTAGGTCGGGTCCATCGCGGTCCTCTCCACCCACGCACTCACGCGGTCACGATCCTGCGTGGACCGGGCCATTTCGCGTAGGCGCCGTCGACATCGGGGACGCCGGTCGCGGTCGCGGTTGGCAGGGACAGCCGGTACACCGCGCCCCCGGGGTCGGTGAAGCTGGTAGTGCGGTCCGGAACGCCAGAGCGGGCGCGGGGCAGCAGCGAACGCAGGCGCAGCATGCTCGCGTCGTGGATGTCCTGTGGCGGCAGGTCCAGGCCGTGCTCGTACTCGACGACGATGTTGCGCTGACCGGCCGGCCACGTCGCCCCGACCGGCCGGCGTAGTACGCCGGCGTCCGAGAATCCGAGTTCGGCGATCTGCGGCGCGGTCCATGCCGTGCCGGTGACGCTGACAGCCCGGATTGCCCGGGTGCGGGGCCAGTACAGCCCGATGCGCTGCAGGTCGTTGCCGGAGAACACCTCGCGGGCGAACCGGGGCACGAACGCCTGCCGGCAGATCCGCTCGCATTCCTGTTCGACCTGGATGCGCCGGGCCGCGAGCTTCGCATCGGTGATCGTGGCAGGTAGGCCCAACTCGTCACGGACCTCGGCCAGTCCGAAGAAGAAGTCGCCGACCACCTCGACGATGTCCCGCACGGTCACGGTCGACCCGCCGACCGAGCCGGTCCAGTCGACCGTCAACGTGTCGAGGACCGCGCTGGTCACCGGCCAGGTGTAGGTGCCGACGCTGGCGTGCGTCGCGGTGCCGCTGGCGACGGCGGTACCGTCCAGGCGCTTCACGGCGACAGTGACGGCGCCGCCCGCGTCGACCGGGTCGCCGTCGGCGTAGAACGTGTGGCTGACGGTCTGCAACGTGGTCACCAGCATCCGCAGCAGAGCCATCGCCGGTCACTCCGTCGGATCGTCGTTCGGTCGGTAGACCAGCATCTGTTCAGCGTTGAGGATTACCGCCGACACGTCCGGCATGTATTCGGCCAGCCGCTGTTTGATCTCGGCGGCTTCCTCTGGGGTCAGTTCCTGGTGAAAGCGGAGAACCAGAGTGTCTCCCGGTCGGACGATCACCGCATCGAGAACAATCTGTATCTTCGCCGTCCGCAACTCAGCCATACGTCACCGACTGCGCGGCGAGTTCAACGAAGGCCGGCACCTTCGGGCGGACCGCGGTTGCCCGGGTGTCGGCCGGGCTGGGCTGGTAGTCGACGAGGATTTTCCGCCACCCGCAGTCGTGTAGCGCCCGCCACAGCTCGCCGGGCTCGACATTGCCGTAGTGCTCGCCGGGGTGCAGCGTCCACCCGCCGTCGATACCGGAGTGGTCCGGCCGTCCAGGACCGGCCATCGTCAGGATCAGCAGGCCACCGGGCTTGCACGCCACGTACGCCGTGGTGCAGATCTGCGGCCACGACGCGGTGTGCTCGAACGTCTCGCAGCAGACGACCACGTCGTACATCTGGTCGGGGATCCAGGTGGACGCGTCCGCGACGATGTCGACGCCGGGGCCGTCGGCGATGTCGAGCGTCCGGTACACGGACGCGTTGGGGAACAGGGCGCGCGGGGAGCCGTTGATGTTGCGGCCGCCGAGGTCGAGCACCGACACCGCGCGAGTGGTGGCGTGCCGGCGCACCCATTCCAAGGCCTCAGCGTGCATCGGATGCCGCCAGCAGGTATTTACTGCAGCGCGCCTCGAACAGTTTGCCGTCCGTCTCGGCATGGGACTGGCCCAGTTCGTATACCTCGTCGGTCACGCCCTTGCCCCACAGCGGATGCAGGTGCGGCACGATCGATGCTGGGGCCATCGCCCACGCGCCGCGCTGCTTGGCGGCGTAGACGATCTCATCGTCGACGAACCAGTGCCGATAGCCCTCGTGCGCGATCGCGCCCGGCCCGTCCCAGCTTCCGCCCTCCCCGTCGATGTACTCCCGGTCGATGAGTAGGTGGGTGGCGTGCTCGCCGGCCAGGACCCGCGGGTTGCTGAGGTCGTTGGTGCCGATCACTTTCGCGCCGGATAGTCGGGCGATGTGCTGGGCCTGGTCGAGCCAGTCTCCGGTGAACCGGGCGTCGTCACCGGCGATGAACAGCCACGGCTCGATCGTCGTCCGGTACCCGAGATTGATCTTCTCGGCGAACGTGCCGGCCGAGCCCGGCCGGACGATCACGGTCGCGCCGGCTTCCTCCCACGCTTCGATCGTGTCCGGATCGTCCGGGTCGGCGATGGCGTACACCCGGGCCAGGCCGGTGGACGCGCGCAGGCTGGCCATGAACGGGGCCGCGTTGTGCGGGCGCTTCATCACCGGCACCAGCACAGCGGTCTCCGTGTCGGCCGGCTGTGGCGGGTCGGCCTGCAGCCGGTAGTCGTCCTCGGAGATCCAGACATCCTTGTGGTGGTTGGTCGGGATGCCGGAATGCACCCAGATCGGGATGCCGGCCGCGCCCAGCCGCATGCACAACGCGAAGTCCTCGCCGACCATCTGGCCGTCTTCGTTGTACATCTGGTCAAACCAGTGATCGCCGTGATCAGCGCGGACCTTCTCCAAGACGGAGCGGTGAAACAGGATGCACGCGGCGCCGGTGGCGGCGACCTGGATCATCGTGTTGGTCGGGTAGTCGCCGAAGTGGCTGAACGTGGCGTGACCCTCGCGGGTGTGCCCCATCCGGTAGATGGTCGGCACCAGGCTGGTACGCATGCCGTTCATTCCGTCGTAGGCGGCGTCCGACAACGTGAAGCACAGCGCACCGACCACCGGCCGGTCGACCGGATGCGCGGACTGCACCAGGCGTTCGACGACGTCCGGCGCGAAGCCCATGTCGGTGTCGATCATCCACAGCCACTCGTGCGGCGTGCCGTCCAGGAACAGCTTGACGGCGTAGTTGCGCTTGAGGACCAGCTGGCCGGTCCCGCACCGGATGTTGAGTGGGCCCTTCGTACCGGAGATCCGGCCGAACGCCACCCGGTCGTGCTCGTACAGTCGCCGCATCGACTCGTGCCACGAGTGGCGCACATCGTTGCCGTGCAGGTAGGCGACCTGGACAAGCCCGTCCCCGGTGGCGTTCGGCACAGATGACCTCTCTTCGCTCACTTGCCCTTGCCGCCGGACTTCGAGCCGTAGCCGGACGGTTTGCTGGCCGCAGGTTTGCTCCCGCTGCCGGACTTGTTTTCGGACAACCGGCCATCAGGCGGCGTCCCCTTGCTGGCCTTGCCTCCCACGTTCATCGCTCCTCACGCTCGCGGCGGCCAGAACGCGGCAGCATTCGCACTGCTGCGTTCCCGGGCCACCTCTTCGGTTTCGTACAGGTACACCGACGACGCGGACTGAGCCGGCGAGATCCCGCAGTCGGGGAACACCGTCGCGTTTATCGTCCAGAAGTCCCCGTCGGGCGACTCGGACCACACGCGTGTGACGATCCCCGGCGCCACGTCGGCACCGTTCGACACAGCCGGACCGCCGACCACATGCACGATCCGGCCGACCGATGGTTTCTGCACTGCGGCTCCTCAGTTGTTGCTGTAAACAATCTTCGTTATCGCTTTCGGCCGCCGCGCGGTCGACACGGCCATGTATCCCCATATGCCGATCCGGATCAGCGCCGGGCCGGCGGGCTGCTCGAACTGGAACTGCATCGGCGGGCTGTTCTGGTACAGGATTTCCTGCGAGTTGATGACGAAACCGCGCATCGTGCCGACGGTCGGCGAGGTGACCACCATGAGGCTTTCCAGGTCGCCCTGAATCGGGGACCGGAACGCCTGCAGGTCGTTGCCCTGGCCGATCGCGTTCTGCGGGTTGTAGCGCTGCGACAGCACCAGCGGCCGGTTCGTCGAGTCGGTCAGCTTCAGGTAGCCGACCCACTTCGAGTTCTTACTGACGAACACGTCCGCGTCCCCGCCGGAGTTGTCCGACACCGCCGCGATCGCATCCAACACGCCGTTGCGCATGTTGGTCGCCAGGGTGTTGTCCAGGACCGTGGCCAGGTTGACCGACGTCTGCGCCTCGAGCGCGGTGATAACCGCCGTCTCGCAGCGGTCCAGGAAGTCGCCCGTCAGGTCACCCCAGATGATCGCATCGACGGCGGGGTTGCTGGCCTCGAGCATCTGCCGGGACACCTCGGAGTAGCCCATGATGGTCGACGGCGTGACCGTAATCGTCGAATAGCCCGGGTCGGTCTCCGTGCTGTTGACGCCTTCCGTAATGGTCGATCCGGATGCCACCGTGCCGGCGATCGGGATCGTCCACGGGAACGGGCCGGCCCACGGCACCTGCCGCAACACGCTGGCCACCCGCAGGCGTCGGTGCAGGATCGGCGCGAACTGTTCGGCCAGCCAGATCGGCGGAACCAGACCGGCGCCGAACGTGGACGCACCAGCGCCGAGCACGTCACGCAGGTGGGTGTTGTCGCGCATCGCGTTGGAGTGCTTGGTCAGCCGGGCCTTCGCCGCGTCGTCGCCGAGCCGGGCGGCCCGGTACTGGTCGCCGAGGAAGGAATGCTGCGACGCCCGGGTGTAGAAGCCGGGGTCGCGGTCCTGCGTCCGGGCGCCGCCCAGGTTGCGAAGCTGGGTACCATCGTCGACGCTCTGATCGTCGTCGACCGGCTCGTCGGGCTTGGTCGCCGCGCCGGCGGCCATCGCCGAAGACACCCGTTCCTGCATCGCCGCGACCTTGGCGTTGCGCAGCTCGATCTCGGACAGGTCCTCGATCTGGGTGTACAGGAGCTTCGCCTTGTCGCCCTGTTCGATGATGCTGCGCAGCTCTTCGTTGGTCAGGTCACGCTTCGCCTCGGTCGCCCGGGTTTGCAGACCTTCAATGGACTTCTTGAGCGAGTCGTACTGCTCGCGGATGGAACGCAGATAGACGTTCTCGGCCATGGCCGAACCCCTCCAGGGATCACAAGGATTGGAATGCTCCGAGTGACCGGGGGGCCCGCGTCGAGAGGTGAAGGTGCCGGCATTCTTTGAGGGGCCGGGGGGTTCACGTCGATAGGCGGGGGGGCCGGTGTCCAGCGCTTACATGTAGGTCGGACGATAACAGTCGGTCAGAACAGCCCAAGCTCGATCGCGCGGATGACAAGCTCGTTGTCGGTCGGCTCGGGTAGCCCACCGACCAGATACGTTTCGGCGGCGGCCCGCAGGTCCAGATCCAGCGCCGCAGCCGGGACCTGCGCGGACCGGACGCCCGCCGCGGTGGCCAGGTCCCCGTAGGCGCCTTCCATCACCACCGCGACCTCGGCGAGGTGGGCCTTCACCCGCTCGGTGACGCCGCCGGCCAGCCGCCGGTTCTGCCGTTCCCGGAACATGATGGACAACTGGTCGAGCGCACCGTCCTTCACCAGCTCGAGCGTCTCGTCGCCGACCGGGGTCCGCGATGCCCGCATCTCCACGTACAACCCGGCGGCGTCGTCGCGCATCGCGGACAACGCACCGATGAGCGACCCGCCCAGCATGACGTGCTCGCGGGCGAACTTGACCCGGCCCGGGTCGCGGACCTGGTGGTTGAACGCCCCGCGGGCGAACTGCTCGACCAGCTCACCGTCGATGCGGGTCGGCGCGTTGTAGGGCACGGCGATGCCGTACACGGTCCGGCCGTCCCCGCCGTGCTTGACCTCAAGGTCTGGGGCGAACGACCGGTACAGCGGCGTAGCGGTGTCGACCGCCGGGGTGTCCCGGGCGTCGCGTAGTCCGGCCATAGTCATCAGCCCTTCCGGGGGTTCCTCGCCCACGTCACGAAGCAGTGCGACCAGCTGCCGGCCGACCGATGAGCGCATGTCCGACGAGATCCCGCGCACCGCGGCGAGCCCGCCGGCGGCCGCCTGGACGGCACCGCGGTTCACCTCGCCCATGGGCTCACGGACGGGCAGCTTGTACCGCGACTTCGCGTCGGGGTCGCCGATGCCCGTGTCGACCAGGCACGCCGACCGCCACTCCGACGAGCTGTACTCCGCTTCGGCGTACCGGCCCCACGGCCGCTCGCTGACGGCCATCAGGACGTCCGTACCTCACGCGACTGCGCGGCTCGGACCATCTCCTGGTTCCTTGGATCGGTGTCGACCAGCGTGTCCTTCTCGACGACCTTCGGCGCCTGCCCCGTCTGCGCCGGGTCCCGGGGTGTTCCGTCGTTGTGGTAGCGGAACGTGTGCGCCGAACACACCTTCGTGCCCGGCACGGCCCGTCCGGTGTGGTGCGTGCCGTCGTCGACCACACACTCGCCGGGCGCCGGTGTCTTCACGTCGGTGCGGGTCTCTGATCCGCCGCCGGGCCGGACCTGGGTCTGGACGGTGGTCGTGTGCTCCCCGTCGCCGGCTTGGGTCTTCGTTGTCTCGGTGACGGTCTTCGCCGGGCCGGCCGTCACCGTCGTCTTCGTGGTCTGCGCCGGGGTCTTCTCGGTCACGGCTGCGGCCCTCCATTCATCATCGGATTGGTGTTGCTGGGCGGTGCATCGGCGCTGGTCGGACTTGCGCCGACCGCGAACGGGTCAGCCATCGCCGGCTTGTCGGGTAGCGGCGGCCGGTGCTCCAGGTCGCGAGCCTCATCAACGGTGAGGAAGCCGCTCGCGATGCCGATCGCGTGGGCCTGATAGCGAGTCAATGTGTCCGCGCGCAGCACAGAGTCGACGTTGGCGCGGGCCACCGTGCCGCGAGGTAAGGCCAGCGAGAGGGTCTGCTCGAACCGGGACAGGTGACCGTTAAGGCTGAATTTCAGCAGATTAACGGCGTCTTGTTCGATATTAGAGTATTGGCGGGCGCTGTTCATCCCGCCCAGCCAGCCGACCGGCAGCCCGAACACCAACTCCAGCTCGTTCAGCGTCATCTGGCGGGCCGCGACCAGTTCCATCTGCTCGGGGTTCCAGGACAACGGCGTGAACTTCACGCTCGGATTGAGCACGGCGATCGTGCGGGACTGCTGCGACGCCAGCCAACCGGCCTTCAAGTCGCGGGCTTCGTCATCGGTCAGATCCGGGTTGGACGACTCGAGGATGCCCGACGGCACGCCGTGTGTAGACACCGAGCGGGCCTGCCGGGCCTGCTCGGTCGCCAGGCTGAGCGTGTTCAGCTGGGTTTCCAGCACGCCCAGACCGCGTACCGCGCCGGGCTGGCACGGACCCTTGACGTGGATGACGTCCTGGGAGCCGAGCTTCATCTCCCCGATCTGGTACTCGAGCGCACCGACCGGCAGCGGCGAGTCGATGAACGGTGTCACCCGCCGCACCCCGACGAACTGCGCCGGTATCGGCAGGGCGGCGGTCGGCCAGCCCAGCGCGTTACGCGCGGCGATCACCCCGACGGCGTTGCCGTGCCAGATCAGATCCAGACCCCATGAGGAGAACGTCGTCATGCGGGTGTCCGGCGGGGCCGGCTGGTCCAGTATCGGCGGTGTCGGCTCGATCTTTGTTTCCGGCTGTCCGATCGGCTGCCGGTAGGCATCCCACGGCACTGACCCGAGCAGGTCGGACAGCAGCGTCGCGGCCCGCCAGGCGCCGGGGATACCCATCCCACCCTGATACGCCGCCGACGGCCAGTCGGGGGCCATGTTGTCGATGACGGTGTACGTAGCGGTCTGGCCGGTCACCGTGTCGGTCGCGGTGTAGCGCGTCGAACGCGTGAACAACCGGCCGAGACCCATGTTAGATCTTGCCTGCCTCGCGCAGCGCGCCGATCAGAGCCGCGGCCACGCCGGCGGCGATGAGCGCGACCGCTGAGCCCCACTCCTGGTACACGCCGGTCAGCGCAGCGACCGCACCGGCCACCTGCGCGACCAGCGGCCACGACGGGAGCGCGGGCAGTCGCAGGCCACGAATGCGCGGGCGCGGAGCCAGTTCGGCCGGTCGCGCGGTTCGGTCGAACCACGACACCTCGGTGTCGGCCTGCGGGATCATATGTGGCTCCCTTACCAGATCTTGCTTCGAGGGACAGGCGCGAAACTCTCATGTGCCCACAGCGCCAGGGTGCCGACCACGATCGGTGCCGCGTCCACCGCGGACTCCCGCGACCAACGCCAACCACCCTCGACGCCGCTGCGCTTACGCGCGGCGCCGGCCGCGTCGTTCATCGACGGCTGGTCGAGGTGAACGAGCGTGTCCTTCTCGACAACCGCCTCGAACAGGTCCCCGCACGCCTGCGCGTACTCGATCTCGGTCGGGGATTTCACCGGCAACCCTGCCCGTACCAGCGCCGCGATCAGGCTCGCCGCCGCTGACGTTTTCAGCACCGCCACCGCACATAGCCGGTAGCGGGTCTTCAGGTCGGTCATCCGGTCGACGATGGCCTGTTCCCAGTCGGAGAGTTCATGCTCGGGCTCGGGGTCGGTCTTCCCGACCGCGGCGCTGCTGGCGCCGAGGATCCAGCCGGTGCCGCGGTGCCGTTCGATGACCTCGATGTGCCGGCGGCCGTCGGCGCGTAGCCCGCAGACACCGATGGTGCCCATCGACCGCTGCGGGTCGGCGTCGATGGCCAGGGCGATCGCCCCGCGCTCCACGATCTGGCTTGCCTGGTCGGCCCGGGACTGCCACGTCTGCTTGTCGATGACTTCCCACGTTGCGTCTTGCTCGGGCCAGTCGCCGATCCCGAGCCGTTCGGTGCCGAACTCTTTCGACGTGGGTCCACCCAAGGTCGCCATCTCCTTGCGGATGTAGCTGACGCTGATCCGGATCCCTTGGCCGGGGTTCACCTTGGCCCAGGTCTGCGGGGAGGCCGGGTCGTCACCGGCGAGGAGTTCACCGTGCGGCCCGTAGACGGCCTTGTCGGCGGCCCATTCGGCGAACATCAGCGCCGGGTCGTTGCGGGCGTATCCGCGCCGGCGTACCGCGGCGAGTTGGGTGGAGTGCTTCATCCCGGCCGACCCGGTGTAGACGACCTGCGCGTTGGGGATCGTGGCCAGGGTCGGCAGGGACGCGGCCATCATCGTCGCGTCCAGGTACATGGCCTCATCGAGGACAACCTTGGAGCCGGTGAACCCGCGGCCGGCGCCGCCCTTGCGGGTCATGAACTTGAGTCGCTGCCCGCCGATCAGCTCTATCTCTTCGGCGCCGCGACCCTCGCGCATCCGGCGGATTCGCCGCGAAAAGTCGTCGTTGTCGCCGATAAGGGCCTGCATTCGCAGGAAATGCTCCCGAGAAGTCTCGAATAGGTGCGCGGAATGGATGATCATCCGGTCGCCGAACAGATACAGCCAGCCCAGCTCCAGCGCCTCCAGGAAGCTGCCCTTGCCGTTCTGGCGGGACACGATGACGCACACCTCGAAACACAGCCACGCGTCGACCGGGTCGACGGAGCAGGCGAGTTTCACCAGCAGCTGCTGCCACGGGTCCAGCACCAGACCGGCCGCGGCGGCCAACTCGATGACTTCAGCTCCCAAGCTGAAATCGTGCTCGGGCACCCACAGGAACGTCGGCTCCTGCCGGCCGACGAGGTCGCTCACGCGCCCTGCCCGCGTTCACGCCGCTTACGCGCCACCTCGTCGCGCAGCGCCGCGACCGGGTCGAGGTGCGCCGGCTCGACGGACGTCGAGCCGGCGGTCGGGATCAGGATCATCGTCAGGTGGCGCAGCTCGCGGGACAGCGCGGACGCCTTCGATCCGTCTTCCTCGCCGTCGAGGTTCGCGGCGACTCGGACCGCGACGGCGGCGGTGAGCTTCTGGCGGGGGGTCAGGATGCCCATGCTGCGGACCATCGCCCGGGTGGCCAGCTCGACCGGACCCTTACCCACCGTCACGGTCGAGATCTCACGTACAGTCACCGCCATCGGGTTACCGAGAGTCACCGAATATTATGCAGTGGATCTCCGTTTAAAATTCCCGGGGCTGGGGGGAGAGCCTTCGGCAG